CCAGGTGCTGGCCCATCCCGCTAAAATGGATAGTGGACGCCGGGGCCAGCCGCCAACCTTGGAAGACATCTCGGGGGCCAAGCACTGGGACAATGTGGTGGATCAGGGCTTCTCGATCCACCGGCCTCAGATGTATGAGGGCACGGAGCGCAAGACTGAGACCGCCTTTTATCATCGAAAGGCCCGCTTCGAGGAGCTAGGCTATCCGTCCAAGATCATGCTCAACTATGATCTGACGCGCCGGAAGTTTGTGCCGTTGGTGACGATGACTGATGAGTGACGCTGGGGCTTGATCCAGTCCTGATAGACCCCGTAGGGGATCAGCAGGACGATGCAGATCATCATGATCAGCGGCACTTCTTCCACGGCGATCGCTCCTGCCTAGCCAAGAACATGCAAAATTTGCGGTCAGCCAGCAGGGCGCATCAGCGGGCCACAGCTTCGAGAATTTTAGCTTCCATCAGGTCCGAGCGCTTGCGCCATAGGTCAGCAAGGCGCTCCCGAAGGATGCCGTCATAAAACGGGCCGCGACCGAAGCTGTTCTCGATCACGTTTATTTCCGTGTTCAATCGCTCTATCCGATCGTCGTATGCGCGCTGTTCCATAACCTCTCCTCACCGCCGCACAACTGTGCCGTCCATCCGTTTCTTCCAACCTGAAGCCTTCGAGCCCATCATGGGTTTCTTGGCCTTCTTGATTCCGTAGTTCTTGAGTCGCACATGGTAGGTCGCGGACTTTTCTGCAACGTCTTCCTTGGTCTTTTCTTTGTGATGTTCTGTCAGCAGCGGCACCATGTTGCTCTCGCGGTGCTCACCGCCATTAATCAACGCGATCTTATGATCGCAGTCCCACGGCTTGTTGTTGATCTTGCTGCCACAGCAAGCACAGCATCCATTATGCTCCAGAAACACACGAAGCCGCACCCTGGGCGGGACGGCCTCGTTGTCGTGACGACCTATCCATTCCTTAGTGCTGCGTGCCACCCTCTGTTTCCTCTTCCTCTTTCTGGATGAGATCGGCGGTGATGTCCGCCAAGCCCAGCACCATGGTGGGAAACTGCCGCTTGACGAACTGCTCCATCCCCTTCTTGTCCATGCCGCCCCAGACCATGATGCTGGCCAAGGCCTGCCCCATGGCAAAGGTGCCGACCGGCATCGACTTGCCGTCGAGCAAGTCTGTGATCTTGTCCGCTAACTCCAGCGCCTCGTCCGCACCTTTCACGACCTGATCGCCGAAAAGCTCAAGCGCCTTCTTCCGTGTTGTCATGGTTCTCTCCCGCTAGTTGCTGCACCACGCGGCAGTTGTTCGCAATGGCGTCATCAAAGACCTCCAGAACCTCTTCCTTGGTACGACCTCGCGCATCATTCCAGACCCATATGTCAGAAGCAGCGTGGCCCTGGCTGCTGGATTGGGCCTTTTTCATAATTGAAGACGAAACTGCATTCTGAGCAGATACCAACAATCTATCAGCCCTGCTCTTGCTCATGTTATCGCGATTTTGCCGGATCATGTTGACGATCATGCGGCGCATAGCGCCATCGCTACAGTAGGTATAGCAGTCGTCATCATCGTCCGGGATGCCAAAGTCGTTATCCTGGGAGTGTTTCTCGTTGCCGTCTTCCGAGACATAAGCGCCTTGGCTCCAACGCTCGGCCAGCAGATTGCGAGCCCCTTGCAGGATTTCTCCCACGCTCATTCTGTTCCTGAGTTGCTTCATAATCTAGCCTCCATTCGTCTGTTGGCTTCTTCGCTCTGCCACTCGGTTGCGCGCATCCGGAGATACTCCATCTGCACCTTGGCCTTGTTGGCTGACTTCCTAGCTCCAACCATCTTCTCGATATAGTCACGCCATGCTCTGGATGACTTCACCATTTGCTCGGCACGGTTAATGGGTAATGATGCATGCTGCTGCATCTGCTCGGCCAGGAACGCGCTCTTCAGGTCTTCGAGCAAAGAAGCTGCGGCCTCTGCGTCCACCCACGTATCGGCTGCGCGTCTGAACTGTTCGGATATCGGCTGGTTAGTTTCCACCCAATTTCCTCTTTATAATCTCCGCGCCTTCTTTTGAGACGTTGATCTGGAGATCGTTATTTTCGGCATGCTTGTTCATCTCTGGAATGGCGCATGCAAAGCAAATCTTTTTGGGCACAGTCGGGGCATTTGGCCTGAACTGAACCTTAACGCCGCATCCGCAACAGAAATCATACAGATTGTCTGTAAATGGTGTCTTCGTATCGGCTCTAGCACACACCATAAACTGTGCCGCCTCTGCTTCGTCATCGCTAACAACTCGTACTTCGTTCGACATCGTTTTTCTCCCGTGTATTTGGTGCGGCCCCGAGGACTTGAACCTCGAACCTGCTTTTTAGAAAAAAGCTGCTCTATCCAGTTGAGCTAGGGCCGCTTCCCCGGCCACGCCTTAAGACCATGGAATTTCGTCGTTAAGTTCTTCTTCAGTCTGCTTCTTCTGCGGTACGACAGCCTTTCCGCCGAAGGTATTGGACCATGACGAACGCAGCGCATTGACTGCGGCCGTGACATTCTGGGCGGTGGGCTCGATGCGGCCTGCCGAGATAAAGGCATTCAGCGCGCCGCAGACGAAGATGCGCTCAGACGTGGCATCATCCGTTGATCCATATTTGCCGCCACCACTGGCCGCGCTAGCAGCCGGAGCTTGGGCCTGCGTGATGGAGGTGATGGTGTGATAGCCAGCATCGCTGGTGCGATATTCCACGGTGTAGGTTCCACCCGGAGAGAATTGGCCAAGCATGGCTGGGGTCACGCTGTAATAGGTTCCGCCGTCATCCTTGACGCTACCAAACTTCTTGGTTGGCTTCGGTTGGTTGACGTAGGCGACTTTGATCGTTGCGGTGCTCATTAAATTCCTCGTTCGTATTTCTGGGTGATCCCAGGCGGGAGTTCTTCGGTTTCCTTACGCCATTCCCTGGCGTCGGTTAGAAGGGCCTCAATCACACGATTGGATAGTCCCATAAAGTTCAGTGCTTTGCGGGCGTCTTCCATGGTTTCGATGCTGAGGATTTCCTTGCGGCGAAATGCAAGGGCTCGTCCGAAGCCTCCGGCGACTTTGACCTTGGAGTCCCGCTCGGCCCTCTGGGCAGCCCTGTCCGCCTTGGCGAACTCGGTGAAGGCTTGGTCTGCGGCGGCCGTAGCAGCGCCCACGTCACCTTCGACACCCATTTTAGCATCTGAGATAACCTCACGTTCTTTCTCCTCCGCCTCTCGGGCCAGCCGTTCGGCTTCAGCTAGAGCCCTCTGGGCTTCAGCAGCCACCTCCAGCCTCTTGGCTTCTTCGGCATCCATAAAGGCCTGGATGCGCGCCTTAAGCTCCTTCAGGGTCTTGTCCCACAGCCCCGGCTTCTTGGAGTCTGTATTGTGGTGCGCCTTGTAGTGGCCGTTGATAATCGCGACCTGATCATTCAAGGGCCTCACCTTGCCATCCCGCTCCTGCTCAACCTCACGCAGAGCCTCTACAACCCGGTCCACCAGGACCTTCGCTTCTTTGGCCTTGGTCTCGTCCTGGATGACTGGATTGATGTGAAGCCATGCGCTCATGTCCTGGACTGGCTCGATGGCCAGGGCGAAAGCATCAGGCGGTTGGTTGTGGCCAATCTCAGCCATTCTCACGGCCTGTCCACAATGAGGAATCGTAGGTTGGCCCCGAGGTGAATGATGTGGATGCTCTCAGCCGCGATTTAACTTCAGTATTCGGCTTCTGCTGCGGCTCGAACTCGAAGCGCTCCTGTGCTGCCTCTTGCCGCACGATCTGGCACTGACCTTCAATGGCTAGGTCGAAGGCCGCCAGCACATCGGCGTGAGATGTATCGCCTCGATCATTGAAGCCGAAGACATCAACAAACCACGAAGACGCTTGATACCTCTGATGGAAGGCAGCGTTTTCGGGGCGAATCACATCCGCCAAGGCCTGAAAGGCCGCCTTCTCCCGAACAGAGGCATCATCAATTTGATCCCTGCTTTTAGCACCTGCGGCCACGCCAAGCGCGCCCAGGGCGCAAGCGGCAACCGGCTCCCCCCTGCGGCTTTTGATCCAGTCGCCCTTCTTCCAATTATTCTTATTGCTGAGAAAGTTACGGGCTCCGGTCAGGACTTCGACTGCTCTCATGGCCTTCCGGCCACGCTCCGAGATGTTCGCCATGATCCTCTCCACTATGATGGTCTCAAGATGGCCCGTATTGGGTTCGTCGTCAAGACAGCCGTTGGCAATTTGCCCAAGATGGGCTATATGATACCCATCTATTTCGATGAGGGCTGCCCATGAAATTGTCTCAATACCTCAAGAAAGAAGGGCTTACAGATGGTGCCTTTGCGCGCAAAGCCAAGCTATCGATCTACGCAATCCGGAAGTACCGATATGGCATCCGCATCCCCCGTCCCAAGAACATGCTGCGTATCAAGAAAATCACAGACAACTGCGTTACCGAAGAGGACTGGTATCATTAAAGCGTAATCGGGGAGGGATAGAGTCATGGTGTTCGTAAAAGCCTCCTGGCATCCGGAACAAGAACAGCAACTGATCGACTTATGGCAGAGGACTGATCCACCGCTTACCACCAGACAAATTGGTGCAATCATGGGCATGAACAAGAACAAGGTCATCGGAAAGGCGCATCGACTGGGAATGCCATCCAAAAAGGTGGCAGGAAACCCGGGCAAGAAGCCCTATGTCCGAAAGCCAAAGTCCATGAAGTTTCCGGAGGTTAAGCGCCAGCCCCCGAAGGTCCCGCCCAAGATAGAGCCAGTGCCTGGAGGCGTCCATATCACAGACCTGAAGGACCATCACTGTCGGTCCATTATCGGCACCGGGCCTGATGGTCTGGCGGTGTACTGTGGGGCCAATGTGGCTATCCGGGAGCAGCGTTCCCGTGGAGTCATCGTCCGCAACGTCAAGAGCGAGATTGTGCCGCGTGCGCTGGCGTGGTGCGAAGGACATGCCGTTGTCTACCTCAACGAAGAGCGCCGTTCTTAAGCTCGAACTTCCCGTTCCCCCTTCGGTCAATGCGCTCTATTTGAACCGCAAGGGCGGACGCGGGAAGGGCCGCATCAAATCTCCGGTCTACCGCGCTTGGCTCGACCAAGCCGACAGACATCTTCTACTCCAGAAACGCGGACTGCCTCGTGAAAAACTCACGGGGCAGCTTCGTGTTGAGATTGCCGTTCCTGCAACATTACGTGGTGACGTATCAAACCGCATTAAGGCCGGGGAGGATTTTTTGGTCTCCAGGGAACTAACTGGAGACGACAGGAACAATTGGAAAGTCTCAATTGAACGAGATAGTTCAATCACTTGCTGCATCATCACAGTCACTCAAATCTCAAGCTGTTGACAAAGCCCCAAATTGGGTTACATATCGGTTACCCAAATAGGGTTGAGCCACAAGGAGATACCATGGCGAGTTCGAAAGGAAAGGCGCAGAAGATCGACGGAATGCCGGTGGTTGATGCCATCAAGCCCGTCGTCCTGCACATTGGCCAGCACGACATTCCCAAGAGCAAGGCTCAGAACCCAGCCGGGTGTGTTGCGGCCAGAGCCTGCGTCCGTGATCTTCATGCCGAAGAGGCGCGGGTCCATCTTTCACGAGTCTTCCTGCGGATGCCGGGCCAGAAGAAGTGGATGCGCTTCCAGACCCCAGGCTCCCTGCGATCCGAGATCATCGCCTTTGACCGTGGCGGCCGGTTCATTGTGGGCGAGTATACACTGCTCCCCATTTCGCCGTCCGATAAGCGTGAATATCACAAGGACGCCAAGGCCCGCAGCCATCAAGGCAAGGGCGGCAAGGCCAAGAAGCGGGTCAATCATCGCGTCAAGGACGTGCGTGTGAATGGCCATGCAGAGATGGATTACTGATCCTTTGTGGGAGCGGTACAGCGTTAAAATCGGTACGCGGCCTAGAAGCAGGTGGACAAACGCAACACGGGCCACCAAGGCGTTGCAATAGCTGGGATAACCGTCCAGCCCGCTCCCGCCCAAATACCTCGTGGAGGAGGACATGCTGATGAAGACCGAGAAGAAGGTTGTGGATGTCTACGACAATGATCGTAGCATCCGGGTGATCAATGGCTCCCTGGAGGAGCGCGAGGGTGGCACCATCATCCTACGTGGCGTACTCGACACTGACACGCTATCACGACTCAAGACCGATGATTACCAGCGTGAGGTGCTGTCCAATACCGGCATGGGGGGCAAGCGCTCCTCCAAGCTTCAGCGCGGCATCGCCAATGGCGTGACGTTGCCTGACATTGAACTGGGCATGCGGGGCCAGCACTTCGAGACCAAGGGTAAGACCACCATCCTGCACGATGCCGTCTACATTATCGACGGACTCCAGCGCGTCAGCGCCATGCTCCTCCAGATGGCCAAGCTCCAGGAAGAGGGCAAGGAAGAGATGATCGAGGCTCTCAATCCCCTTGGGGCCACCATCCACTTCAACTCCACAAAGGAATGGGAGAAGCAGCGCTTTGCGGACTTGAACCAGCTTCGCACGCCGGTTTCCCCCAACGTGCTGTTGCGCAACTCCCGGGACAAGCATCCGTCAGTTCTGACGGCCTATGGCCTGACCTTCAATGATCCGTCCTTTGCGCTCTATCGGCGGGTCTGTTGGAACCAGCGCATGGGGAAGGGAGAGCTTCTCACGGCCTCCTCCCTCCTGCGTACAGCCATGGCGCTCCACCGCACCCAGGCGGATGGCGTGACCAACTCTGGCAAGGGGCCTGCACGGCTTACCTCTTCCGGAGCCGCCACCATGTCCTCCCTGCTGGACCGTGTGGCCAAAGAGGTAGGGCTGGCCAACTTCCGGCAGAATATCCATGACATCTTCGACCTGATCGATAGCTGTTGGGGCATTCGCAGCGTCCAGATTGGCGCGGCGCATTCCCATCTGCGCAACAACTTCCTGATGACGCTCGCCTTTTTCATCTCCCGCAATGCGGAATTGTGGAAGGATGGGGATCAGAAGCGCATGTTTGTGGATACGAAGACGCGGCAGCGTTTGGCCACCTTCCCGATCCACGATCCGGAAATCCGGCGGCTGGCCTCGGGCGGCACGATGGTGACCCCGATCCTCTATAACTACCTGCTGGAGCATATGAACAAGGGCAAGTCGAAGCATCGGCTGCGCTAACACGGGAGAAGATCATGGACGAGAATGAGAAGGTCGTTACCCTTCCTGACAATCCAGTACGCTGTGCCTTGATGAAGGCGGCTGAGATTGTGGAGGAGCGGTGGTGCCAGGGTCGACTTGGTCATACAGGCATGAATGTTTGCGCTCTGGGAGCCATTGGCGAAGTGACCTGTGGTCATGCCTCCCGCTGGGAATTCTCGGACACTGGAATAAAGGCCGCTGGAGCCTTGGCCAAGGTCGTGTATGGCGAGGATAGTCCGCTTTCGTCGCATGGGGTTTATATTCCAACTTGGAATGACTGCCCCGGCCGCACCAAGGAAGAGGTTGCGGCAGCCATGCGCAAGGCAGCCTCAATGCCTATGCCCGGGGATTCCTGACTGAGAAGCCAGCAAGGCTCCTAAGGTGGAGCCTTGTCCTGTGGCCGCCGCTGTTGGGGTCGTAGGCCAGGACCAGCCCTGGAGCCACGGTCTTCACGATCAGAAAGACATGGCCCGATCTGGCCGCGACCATCCCCGGGGCTGGCTTGGCCTTGGGAAACTTGAGCCAATTGGCGGCCAAATAGAGCTTACGCACTGGCTTACCGAACACCTTTAGAGCCACGCCGCAGCCACAGAAGCGGATTCTGGGGCACCCTGGGGGGTGGGGTAGCAGTCGCTCCGCAATCTTAATGGGTGAGCGTTTCTGGGCCTTTGGATGGGCCTTCTTGGCATGAGCTATCTTACAGCCTTGGTGGATGCAGCGCAGTCGATGGCCTTGGTATACAGGAGGGGCCCACCACCTCCAGGAATTGGAGCCCATGGGATGGGAGAACCGGGTGGGAGTCTCGTAGCTGTAGGCACGAGACTGGGCCTGCTCTGAAGACGCACCGAAGACCAAGATCGTCACGATCAGAAGAAGAAATCTGTTCATCCCGAACCCCCTGTGATTTATCCCCAGGAGGTTTTTGCCTATTGATTGAGTGTTGTCAACGTCTTAGCATGGAGCCCATGAAACATGGGACCAAGATATCCGACCGTCTGGAATTTTATTCCATGCCGGTCCCCGAATGCGGGTGTCATATTTGGGTTGGTAATATTGGTTCAAATGGATACGGGCAGCTAGGAATAAAGGGAAAAACTAAAGCAGCCCATCGGCTTGCGTGGGAGTTAAAAAACGGTCCCATTCCAGACGGGGCGTGCATTCTACATAGGTGCGATACACCATCTTGCATCAATCCAGATCATTTATTCTTGGGAACCCAACACGATAATGTTCAGGACATGGTGGCAAAAGCCAGATACGGGATCGGAGGTCCTGCTGGGGCCCAGAACGGCAATTCAGTCCTTACCCCGAATTTAGTAAGAGAGATTCGAAGCGCGAATGGCTCTTCTAGGGAACTAGGTAGAAGATTTGGAGTTCATGGTACTACCATCGCAAAAATAAAATCTGGCCGTCTTTGGAAACATTTGGATTGAAGATGTGCCGTGAACCCCATCATCATGATAACTCAGATCATGAGTTGATGCGAAAACTGCAACAAATGGAGAATAAGATCGTGGCCGCAATCGATGACCTGAAGGCTGCCATTGCAGACCTTTCCACTGCTCTCACTGACAACAATGCTGAAATCGAAACTCTTTTGACCAAGATCACGGCAACGGGTACGTCTGACGCCGATGTGGCGGCTGCCGTTCAGTCCATCCGTGGCTTGATTACCACCAATACGGCTGAGGTTGCCAAGGCGAAAGCCGCAGCGCCTTAATGGAGCTTGGGGCTAGCGAGGAAGTGTCTTCGCTAGCTCATCCATAACCTGTTGGTGCAGCCAGACATTCATGTCGGCTGAGCCATTATAGGGCCCCGGATAGCCCAGTTCCTGGGCTAGCTTTTCCCGATTCTTCAATCCGCTGTCTTGGTTGGTGAGCTTCATCAGGTCTACGATGGAGTTTCTCCAGTCGAGCTTTTCTGGATTCTCGCTCGCCAACTTATCCAGGGCTCCTTCGAGTTCGGGATAAGTCAGTGGCGTGCTGACCAGGGCTCGCAGGAACTCCACAATCTGTGAAAACACGCTCATGAGGGATTATCCTTTTCTTCCTTCATGCCTGCCGCGTGAGCCGCAGAGCGTGTGGAAACAATCAACTGGGCCACAATGGAATTGGTGTTCTTCTCCAGGCGGCCCATATCTCGCTTGGTCATCAGAGCAGCGATAGCGGTGACTGCATTAAAAAAGGCAATCGCCAGGAGCACCCAGAGGTTGCTGCTATCCACGGTGCCTACCTGGAGCCTGGGGAAGTTCAACCCGGGGTATATCAGACTTATGGATTATCTTCTAGGGGGAACGAGTGGCGCATCGAGACGCGCCCCGATCTTCTCTAGCTCTTTTTGCACCCCCGCCAAGGTGGTAGCCATCACAGCAGTCTGCTTGTTAAGCTCTGCGATGCCCAGAGCCGTGGCCTTGGAATCCGCCATGAAGACATCCCTGGTCTTTTCCCGCTCCGAGGCGTCCGAGCGTTTGGTTTCAACCAAAGCCTGCTTTTGCTCCGTGAGAGTTACCTGAAGCTCGACAGCCTTCTTGTCGAGTTCGGCCAATCGAAGCGTGGTGGTGTAATAAAAGCCCGCTCCAATAAAGAACAATCCCAGCAACCATGGAAGACTGGTGTTCCACAGTTGGTTGGAAAACCAACCTCCAATAGTCGGCTGATTGCGGTTCACGATGCTCTTAAACTTGCCCCGGGTGCGAGCACGCCCTGGCTTTGTCCCTGAGCTTGCCATAGTCAACCACGAGTCCCTGGATAGAGGGTGGGGATTTGGGTAAATCCGCCAGGAACTGATTTTGTTGCGCTTTGGTATAAGGTTTTACATCTGGGCACGCGCGTGGGTCAAAAATTGTTGTCGCGCAGCCGCTTAGCAACATCATCAGGGGTATCAGGCCGAGCATCGATCTTGGCATAGTCCTCTTTCGCTTTCTGCACCGCTTCATCCTTGCGGCGCTGTTCCAGATTGGCTTGATCACGATTACCCTTGGTGTAGCTGGCCACAACCGCAAGCACAGCGAGGGCAGCTTCGATCATTGTCAGCCGTAGTGTTGGGATCAACCACGCAATCACGCCACAGACCACAAGAATAACCCCTGTGACGCCCCACCATCCCCATAGCGTATTCCACAGGAAGTCGATCATGACGCGGCTGCACTTCTGCGGTTCTTGATCACGGCGTAAATGGCCAAGCCAGCACAGATAATGCTGATGCCGATGCAGATGTACTTCACATACAGGAAGGTCTCTGACAGCGGCTGTAGAGCCGTGCTGGTCTGTTGAAGCTGGTCCGAGATTGCGCCGCCCACTGTGCTGGCAATGGTGCCTGCCGACGCCGTGTTCGGGCTGATGGTGGCCTGCGCGATATCCTTTGGATCGGCCTTGGGGCTCACTGTAACCTGAGGCAGCCCCGGCTGCGTGTCGATGGTCGGATGCGTCACAAGATCGTTCTTAGCGAGCCCGAGCGATGAGGTCTCGATGCGAGCCGTCCGCGCCAGCCAGCCCTTGCCGAACACATCGAACTTGTCCAGGGAGCGATAGAACTCCTCACGCTTTTGCGAATAGGTTCTGATCAAGTCTTGGATATTGGCGTCCTTAATGGCCTGCTTGGTTAAGATGCCGACCATGCCATCTACGCCGACGCCAAGCGCACGCTGAAGCGTGCGGACGGCCTGCGTCCGTCCAGAATTCACACAGAAGTCGAAGAACTCAAGATCGAGCCCCGATGGCAGTTCTGGGCACAACGGCAGCCAGTATTGCTCCCGGTAGATCGCCTCAATCTGGACCTGAGGTGCGTTCCAGACATCTTCAGGCAGCCCAGGATGCGACTTGCGCCATGCATCCCACTCACGCTGGATAACGCCCCGTGAGGTCCTACCGCCCGGATCGCGCGGATCATCATCGTTGCCGCCCTCCTCCTTGAGGACAGCCGCCAAGCAAATCTTAAAGTTCTGGTCCATTATGATAATCCGATCTTGGTTTTGATCTTGGCGATGAGATTTGTGGCCCAAACGGGCCGTTCAAAGACCAACAGCCCCACGAAGAACCCGCCCGAAAATCCCCCAATCCAAGCCCAAAATATCATGGTTTCTCTCTTTGGTCAGTTGATGCTTCTATTTCCCGCAACAAAGCGCGCGTGCGCGTGTCTCTGGCGTGCCCCATCTCCCCTCGGTTGGCGAGATAGCGCTGCACGGGCCTGCTCATGAGCGCGCGGCCTGCCACAGCCGGGCCAGCAAGGCCCGCCATCGCAGCGATTGCGGCCTCCGGCCCAGCATGAGGCGCGGCCAGAACTGATCCAATAACGGATGGAATGGCGACGGCCACATGGCGAGGCTGCGTCCCTGACTGTGGTAGCTGCCGCATGACAGTTGAGCCTGCCTGAGCAAGATTGGCGAATGGGCCATCGCCGCGAGCAAAGGCCTCACGATTCTTGGCGCTGGCTGCCTGCTTGAGCGCCGCTGGCGTAATCAGGATATGGCCTGCCTCGTCTGTGTTCTTGGCTGCACCGGCCACAGTCTTCCAGTTGCCCCACTCGCGTCTGGTGCGCTCCCAGAGATTTCTGTCCAGCGCAGAGATCGAGCGGCCCATGGCTCCATCCAGAGCATTTCTGAGACCCCGAATAGCGTCTGCAAATAATGGATCGCGATCACGCGCGCCGAACGCCATCTTGGTCAGGTCTGAGCGCAGGGGCTGGTAAACCGTCCCGGGCATTTGATGCCCGTAGTTCTGGATATCTCCCAAGATATCATAGAAAATCTGGCGTTGTTGGCTGTCCAGCTTGCGCTGATAACGTGTCTCTACGTTGGAGATATCTCGCGTGAATTGACGATCCAGATTGGCGTTATTGCGCGCTGAAATCTGGTTGAAAGTGGTCCCCAGGTCTTCGATGCGCTGATCCAGGATAGCTCGCGTGGGCGGCATATTGCGCGGCACACCCAGGCGCGCTAGCGTAGCCTGCGTGAACTGTTCATTGGCGCGAGTCTGCGCGTGAGTGGCCCCCTCGCCAGCACCTGGATAATCGCCCAGAACACTCTCGAAATATCTGAGGTTCTTGCTGCCGGTGCGCTGCCCTGCTGTAAGCCCGGTGACCCCTTCACGGACAAGATCATCCACCATATCGGCGCGGCCGGGAGATGTATTGATCGGCGTTCGTACCCGCGACATGGCGTAAGGCGTGATCAGCGAAGCAGCACCGCGAGCATAAGGCTCAGCGGCCGTTCCCTTGGTCAGTTGTCCTGCCGTTTCAGTCGCGGCGGCCGGACCAAGCCACTGCATGAACGCCTTGCGCCAAAGTCCGCCTGGACCCAGCATATTGGGCGCGAATTCACCGGCTGTCTGGGCGTACTCACCGGCTGTGGTTTCCGGCTTATGAAGCTCACCTGTGACTGGCTTAACCGCCTGCTCAATCTGGGCCGATGAGGGCAATCCCGTTTCTCCCTTCATACCCTCGCCAAGGCCAGCGCGCTCAGCATTCTGCTTGCTGTGCTCTGTCCACCATGTCGGCAGAACTTCAGCGGCTTTCTTGGTCAGCCAGTTAAATGGATTGTAATCGCTGCCCTTGAGGTTCTGGAGATCGCCGGGAGCCCCAGCAATGCCTGCAACACCCTTAACGACACCAGTCGGAAATGACTTCGCAACATCAATGGCCGTATCCTTCAAGCCAGTCGGCTTATCCGGCTTGAAATCATCATCGGGCGTAAAGTCAGCATCTGGGACAAAATCATCAGCCATTAATCTGGCACCCACTTGCCGTCTGGGGTCATCCAGCCGGAGACACCGCCCTTCTTGCCGTGGCGCGACCCTTCAGGAACACCCTCTGGGCGATTGGTTGCCGCTGGCTTGGTCTCCGTCTTCTTATCTTCTTTCGGCTCTATGAACTGTCTCGTGCCCGGGAAGAGCATGCCGTTGAAGCGATCTTCAGGCAGACCAGTCGATGTGGTGAATTGCTGACGTAGGCCACGAAGCTGGCCACCCAAGAGAGGCCGCATAACATTGTCGATGGCCTCCGTAATCTGGGCCGGAGAACTGGCGAGCGAGATCGACTTGCCTAGTTGAGCACGCTCTTCGGCTGTACCAGCGCCTGCCACGCCAAGGGCCTTGATCAACTCCGCGCCCACAATCTGCTTGGCCATGTCGAAGTTGGTGGGGGCGGGCTTGCCCGTCTGACGAGCCCATTCCTGGGCCACGGTGTTGAAGACCCTCGTATCCCCATTCTTCAGAGCTTCGCCCAGTTTGCGCAGCGTGTCGGCGTGGTCGGTGACCACGTTAAGCGAGCGGATCGTGTTGCCTTGTGGCCCCGACATGAAGCGGGTAATGGCCGTCTGTTCGCTCTTGAAGGTCTGCCAATTCTTCGGAAGATCGCCCGCTTCGATCCCGCGTTCCTTGGCCATCGCATAAGCAGTTTGCCGGATGCGCTGGCCCTCTTGGCCAGCCTGTTGTCTGGAGCCCAGATTGGTGGGCATTGTGCCGGTCTTAAGATATCGCTCAGCGTCACCCAAAAGTGCTGCCGCTTTCGGATTATCTGGATTGGCCTTGGCCCAGTCATAGGCCGATTGAGAAGCTGGGCTCGATCCAGCTTCGCCACCCGGTGGCTTAATAACCTTGGTCTGGCCGGTCTTCTTGTTGAAGAGAACCGGGTTGCCTTCGTTGTCGGTGGTGCCGGTCGGAGTCCACTGCTCCTGCGCCATCTTCTCGCGCTCAAGCTGGGTGCGCTCAGTCGTATTGGCGTCCGGACGATTATATTTGAGAAGCTCCTGCTGGGCCTGCTGGAAGAGTTGCTGGGCCCGCTGGTTGGAGGAGACCTCCTCGCGCGTATCCTTGCGCTGGTTCTCCAGCGTCTTGAGGCCCTCCTGGGCTCCCTTGCCGATGTTGATCCCAGCCCAGGGCGAGGAGCCACCCATAATGCCCAGGCCAGCAGATGTGAGCGCAGCCCAAGGACTCTTGGCAAAGTCCTGGCCTGCATTGCCCTGTGTGGCGTTCGGGAAGGGCAGTTGGGATTGTGGAGCGGTCAGGTCGGACTGACGCAACGGGAGATCATTGCCCGAGCCCTGCGCTTGGGCATCGCTGCCATCGTCCGGAGGCGCATCATCCATCCCTAGTGCGCCGGGGGGCACCGCACCAGAATTGCCCAGGGGCACGTTCCCGCCCGGGATTGTGGCAAAGGGGTTGGTGGGTCGTGGCCGGGGGAGCGGGACAGGCGCAGCCCCCATGGCTGAAGCCCGAAGCTTGGCCGCTGCCGCCAGTGGATTGCTCATCACATCAGCGCCGGAATTGATATCTCCAGCCTGAGGAAACCTTGCGTCGAAATCTTCCTGGGAGAGGCCACCACCATCATCTTTGTGGATGGCTCCGCCGCGTGCGGCCAGCAGGAAGGGCAGCATCTCGGCCATGCTCATGCCCGCCTCGCCACCACCTGCCCCGGCCGCAGCGGCATCTCCACCGGCTGCTCCAGCAGCGCCTGCGCCCGAGCCGCCAAACAGACTGGCGAATGGACTAGCTCCGCTACCGCCCCCAAAGAGGGACCCTGCCGACTTGCCCAGATTCATAAGCTGGCCTGCCTGACCCAGCACACCAGAAAGGCCGCTGGCACCCGAGGCCCCTGCGCCTGCCTGCGGTCCAGGGCCTGACGGCATGCTCATGGGACGCGGATAGGCCCCCGGGTGCAGTTGCACCTTGGGAACAATGGAGTTCGCATACTCGGTAATGTCCGGGACCACCGGGCCGCCGTCATCAAAGCCGTGGCCAGCGTCCATCGGATCGACAGCGCCGCCGCCCGCAAAACCCGCTCCATAATCCGAGGCGGAGAGGCCTGGGAGCGGATTGGCTGAGTTGCCACCATAGGCGTCCCCACTGAGGGCATTGCCGCCTCCATAGGCCGGAGAAGAGCCCTTGCCACCCAGACCGCCAAAGCCTCCCGCAAGACCAATGCCCGCAAGGCCCGCACCTGCGATCTGGCTGAACAAGCTGGGCTGAGCCGGGGTGGTCTGAGTCTGAGACTGACCCGACTGCGTGCCGCCCAGCGCGGGCGACAGCGAGCCGGTGACGCCTGCCAGATACTGGGCGGTCTGGAATGGATAGGCGAACTGCTGAAGTTGAAGGTTATAGGGCGAGTTAAGCTGTGCTTGCTGTTGCTGCTGCTGGAGGCCGCCTGTGCCCAGCAGCGCATTCGCGCCCTGAAGATCGGCATTCTGGACGGTGGTGCCCAGTCCCTCCAGGCCATAGCCAGCGTTCTGCTGAAGACCCTTGGTCTGGAGCGCGCTCTGAAGCGCATTCTGGTAGAGATTCGAGAAGGTCTGACCCGCCGCGAGCCCCTGCTGGTTGGCAAGGTTGGCCTGCCCGACACCAATGCGTGAGGCACCCACGCCACCGGCCGCCTGCGTAAGCTGGCTCGTGGTGTTGCGCTGCTGTTGGCCAAAGATGTTTTGAAGCTGGGCCGCAACATTGCCAGCCATCGGATTGTAGAACTGACTTACGTCCTGCGCTGTGACAGGGGACGCGCTGGTCTGGAACTGATTCTGGGCCTGTGAGAAATATGGATTACCCACACCCTGCGTGTTGCGGACATTCTGGAAGGCAGCCAACTGATCGGGGGTTAGGTTCGCAACCGGCTGGGCTGGAAGATTAAATGGTTGGCTCGCGGCCTGCTGCGCAGCCGTCAGCGACTGCGTCGCCGCGCCAGCCGTCAGCGGGTTAGGCGTATAGGTCTGCGTCGAATTGGTATTCGACGTGCTCTGGCCTTTAGTGCCCGTTTTAGCCCCCGCTGTTAGGATAAAGGAAGAAAGCGCCGATCATTGGCATCTGGCGCTTGTAGAGCCTAACCTTTGCTTCTGTTCGAGTATTGCTCATAATACCACTAAGAACTTGAATGCCCAAGGCATCGGCAGTCTTCTTCATCCATTCGATTAGTGCTTTGGCATGACCGGATGCACGGTATTGGGGGTCAACAAAGACCAATAGCTCCTCAATGTGCCGGTCTTCCGAATACCAAAAGCTCCCAATAATGACGAAGCAAATGGCCTCTAGCTTGCCAGCAGGACCTATCACCACAATCTGGCCGCGTGGCCCCGTATCAGCGGGATGAATCAATTCTGGGTGCAGGGCCCGCTGGACGAAGAATTCAACCTTATTTGGCGCAAGCTTGAAGATGCCATTCTCATGGTGGGCCATGAGAAACATGCGCCACACCTCTTGGTGGTCAGAAGGCGTGGCGGCACGCACGAGTGACGGGGAAACTGCCAGCATACTACTAGTCCCTTGCAGGCCCTGGGAGCTTCCTCAGGGTCTTGATGAGATGCTTGCGTGTGTGCTTGACGAAGTGATCCAGAACCTCGTGGCCTCGATCAATGTCACCACCACCAACCTCCATCACCTGTTCTGGATGGAGAATGTATTCTCCGCCAGCCGCAATGACCGGAACCTGATCGGTTGCGCCTCCAGCCGCAAGGGCTGAACTCTTTGAGCCCTTCGAGAGAAAGCCAGTCTTGAGCTTGCTCGCCTGCCCGGTGTGGGGTCCCACCGCCGCCTTCATGCCCAGCGGGCCACTCTTGAACATCTTGCTCAGAATAGCGTTGCCCGCATCTGAGTTGCCCTGCCCCAGGCCCGAGACGATATCGGCGGGCACGACGTATGAGCCTGCCGGAACACTGATCGGCAGCTTATCAGTCCGGCCCGGCACTTGGCTCTTGAGCATGCCTGGGCTGACCGCTTTGTGGATCATTTTACGCGACATATAGCCGGATATGTCGCTGGCCTTCTGCTGCTTTGGTGCATACGGATTGCCGCCGCCAGCCATCGCAATCGGAAACGTATTTTTCATGGCACGGCCATCTCCCCACGGCTTTTGAAGATTGTCCTCCATCGTGCCTTCCAGGTCATGCAGCCGATTGGCATTGGGCGCATCAAGTCTCTGATAGTCACGTTCCTGCTGCTGCACGGTTGGGCCGTCATCAAATGGAGACATCAGCTTTGAGAAAGGATCATTCGCCACATCATCAGTCGGCGGCTTGGCCAAAAGCTGCTTCTTGAGCAGCGCTACGCCAAGCTGATACTTCTGCTCTTGCGTCAGCTTGTCTGGATCGAAGTAAGAGCTTGCGGCCTGTCCCATGTCGGACAGAGCACCACCGTCTGCCTTATTGACCTCTTCGGCGCGCTTGTCGAAGTCTCGATCAAACCGAATGATTTGCTGTCCACGTCCAGTATGCTCTGTGTCTTCGGGATAGCTGAGATACTTATAGCCCTTTGCGCGCCTGCCTCTGGCATTCTCAGCGCTAACCTCACCAGCCGAGCGTCTATAAGTATCAAATGCCGCAGTTCTTTCAGAATCCGGAAGTGCTCTCATACCAAAATTCTGCGCAGCAAAAGCTTTCATAACTTGCTCAGAATCCGATGGCGCTTCCTTGCCAAGGCCCTGATGATACATTTGTGGGAAAATTGGTTCTATGGCTGGAGAGGAACCAATCGGCATATTGTCCTTGAGACCAGCCACATGATCTAGCTCATGGACCAGGGCCCCGAGAGCTTTCTGCATGTGGCTTTTAACCCAAGGCATTCCGCCTAGAGTTATTTCATTAGTCTTGCGGTTGGTAGCCGCTTCGCCAGGATTCATCTTTGAATCGAATTTAACCGCCGGAATTCCAAGCGCTTCATGCAAATCACCTTCCGGATGCATGATCTTGAAGCGCCATGACTCACTATCAGCGCCGATTGGCTTAAGACCAACTCCAAGGTCGGAAGCTTCTTTAACAGGCTGCTCAGCAGCATTGCGGGCCGTTCCAGTCAGTGCAAAGCGCAGGCGATCACGCTCTGGATCGGCCGCAGGATTGTTCTTCAGGTCGATGGCTGCGATGGCATCGCGGTTATTCTGGATACCGCGCCGGGCCGCAGTCACCGCCTCTGGGCCGTTCTCTGCCGCGCGCCTAAGAATAGCCTGCTCAGCAGCAGTCAGCGCAGAGCCTACGGCAGGATGCATCTGCATCGTGGCGCGTAGGGCCTTGGTGGCCAGCGGGCCCAGGAAGATCGACTTGGCCGGGCCGCCACCCATCGGGATAAAGTTGGAACCCACATCAATGGCCGTCTGGGCATAGTCTGCCGCGCCCTTGCGGATTTCAGGCGTCTTGCCGTATGGCGATGCGAGGGGCTGGTCGGCGTAATATTTTCCGCTCTCATCCTTTTTCCATGGATCGACTGCATCCTTCACGTAGTCGATAGCAGCCTTACCGGCGCGGCCGAGAACCTCATCGGGACGCTCATCGAAAACAGGACCACCCTCTGCACGGCCGCCATAGCGGCGCGCAGTCTTCATCGCGGTCTTCTTGACCTTGTACGGAAGGCTTTTGCCCTTCGAGGACTTATCCCATTCCGCAACATCAACTCCCTGGGCTTCCAGTTGAGCCTTGTGCGTGTGGAAGTATCCAGCTTGGGCGCGGGACTTGTAAGGCATTTACAGGTTTACCTCCCAACCCAGGCAGGCTACGGCAAACCCAGAAGTATCAGCGCACATAACCAGCGCTGTTGATTCCAGCATCATGGAAATCTGAGCGTTGGTGCCAACTCCAGGCTGGAGATAAACTGGCCATACCACACCGTTACTTCCGCCCGGTCCATTCTGGCTACCGAACCAGCTAGCATTTGGAGCAATCAAGACATTGGAAGCCGAATTAAACTTCCATGTATTCGTTATATTCATTGTAATTCTTGATGCTGTAATTGGAACCAATAGACCATTGCCAGCTACAGTAATAGACTGTCCTGTAGGGCTTGTTGGACTGTAGGCTCCGGTAACACCACTTCTCATGATAACGGATGAGGCTGTGGTCTGAGCGAGACCAAGAATATACTGAGCCCATCTACCTTCCTGATAGAGGCCCATAAGCTGAGCCACACCAGAAGCAGTTGGTACAGCAGCTATATTTGCATAATAGGTATAAATCCCCGAAGCTATGTTCGCTAGATTTGCCAGGAATGTTGCATTTGCCGTAGATTCTGTAGCTGCAACAACTTTGGTGGTTCCGTTTGATTGAACAATTACCCAAAGATAGTACCAAGTACCCGCAGTAATGGTGCCGTCAGCACCAGAGCCACCGATCAAAGCATCAACTCCTGTGGTTCCCATATTAACGGTCGAATTAACTGCTGTGGTTTGATAATGGGTTCCATCTGTCGTCGTGACGAAATCAGCCGACACGCTGATTGTTGTATTAGTCAAAACCTTGATGACAAGATTCTTGAACGAAGATGGCGGAGCAAAGCCTGGAGCGGATATCGTAGCCGAGGTACTGCTGCCTGGGGTCAATCCAGTACCAATAGTAAGGGCCCCCGGAACGGCAGATGCGCCAGATACATTGCCGACCAACGTATTGTTGCTTTGAGGGGGAAGACGACCCTTGTTGCCATCAGCATCAGTGGCAGCAGATGCATTCAACACCAGAAACGAAGCAGCGCCTTGCGTAACGCTTACCGAGCCTGCCGAGCTACCTGTGGGGTAGATCGAGAGTACAAATGCTCCGGACGACTGATTGTTGATCGAATAAATGCCGCCAGCGGCCGGGAAGGCAATATCCAGGTTCTGGATGAGCGTGCCTGAGACCGGATAATAGAGATTGGCTGCCAGGGTTGACGGCAGCGTCAGCACATTTGCTGTGCTCGATGCAGTCAGCGCAGTCGAGCCATAGGTAACACCAACAATCGAAGACCCGATGATGATCGGGTACATGCCACCAAGGTTAAGATCGATGGCGTCAAAGTCAGCGTTAAGCGGCGTATCCCAGGCGTTAACGGCCCCGCCGTGTACCGGATAGGTATAGCCTTTATTCGGGGTTGGGCTGCTCATTTAGGTATAAAGCGGCACTTTGTAGGTGCCTCCCGAGCTTGTCTGGACTGTCATGAACGTAACGGCTTGAGAAGAGGTGAAGGTGATAGTCCCGGCGATGGCCGCTGTGGTCGATAGCGCTGTGGCTTGCGGGAAGATATTGCCGAGTTTCGTGCCAAGCTCATTGATGGCAATGACGCCATTCTGCATGGCCGTCAGCAGTTCCGTAAGCTTGCCACCGCCATTGCTACTGTCAGTCACTATCGCCTTCCCGCTATCGCCCAGCGATATTTAGCCCCGCCAATACGCCAAAAGCTCCCCGTATCATTGCTTTGAATGATTATTGCCATGAATCGACCGCGCAGTCGAGGCGCGAGGAATTGGGTGTTCTGGCTGAAGGTATAGGGTCCATAAGACCTTGGCGTATCCCCCATGTAATCGACGGCCAGGAAGGTGATCTGGACCGAGGCAGTCTGGGAACCGCTATAGGTTCCGAATTTCATGTCCGGAAGGAACCAGTCCACAAAAGCCAAATCATTGCCTTCCGAAATGGACCAATAGCCACTCTGGAACAGACTATTGATAGGGGACGTGACGGCGTTATAGCCCTCTTCCTGCTGATAGATATTGACAGTATCGGCCGAGATCGGATTACCGAGCGCGCTCACATCCACCCAGGCATTGCGGGATAGCGTGCCATAGTCCCATTCGCCCTCTGTGATGTTGTACTTCACGTAGGAGTCGTTTTCGCCCGCCCCGTTAATGGAGGGGAAATACCAAGCAATCTCATTAAAGGTGCTATTTGGGGCGCAGCAGATTTTTCCCTGATTGGCCGTATCCAGGTTCTGGAAGATGAAGTCCCAGACCGTGCAGGGCAGCGTGGTGACTTGGCCGCCCGCCAAAAGGAAAAAGTTATTCAGGCCGCACCAATAGACGTTCCCGCCGATCTTGCCTGCCGCATGCTTGCCAATCAGGCCGCAACCATTGCCGACGCGGGAGAAGTTGAACACCACATCGCCGCCCACATACTGCATGAGCCAGACATCCACATCGGTCCAGATTACCCCATAGGTCGGGGCCTGGATGCCGCCCATAATGATGGAGCCGGTCGGGATGTGAAAACTGCCAGCCGAGGTCTGATTGTTGATCTGGAAGTTGGTGTAGTCGCCGCCATCAGACCAGACCACCTCCAGTGGGTCCTGGACCCCCGTGATCTGCGTGGAGCGCCAGCACACCAAAATCTGCTGAGGCATCGAGATAAAGATGCCGCCATTGAAGAATGGCGCAGTCGCAACCACAGCAGCCGTTGAGTACCCACTATCCGGAGACCACGCATAGACGGGCCCGTTTTCAGGGCACGCCAGAAGAATCTCACCCCAGTTGTCCATAGTCCAGTCTGTGGCTGTGATAGGCGTGCCAGTGCCCCCCGTTGTGGGGGAGCCCATGCCATACCCACCCAGGCCATAGCCACCGATGCCATAGCCGCTGCCGCCAGAGGGCGGTCCAATGGTGATGAAGTACACCACCTGAGCCTGCCCCCCATTCATCGTCTGGGTATCGTTAGAGAGGGCCTGGACAGGAGAGACAATCGTAAAGTTGGTGGAGTCGATAACAGTTCTGGTCTGATACCTACCTTGAATGGTCAGGCCACCAACCGTTGTTGGCGCAATATATGGCTCGAACAATCCAGTAATGGACTGATAGTTATTGTTCGGAAGAGCAACGCTTACGACGCCGCTATTTTGCGTGGCGGTGAAGATCGGAAGAATACCGCTGCTGGTCACAGCGACGGAGGAAACACCAGTGGACCCGATGGTATATGAACTGGAGCCACCCACCGAATTGATCTGATAGGGTCCCTGGATAAAGCTGCCGCCGATGGCCATCTGGGTGTTGAAATATGCCACATCAAATGTGGACACACTGCTTCCAACATCCACGACGGTAATAATAGAACTACCAGATGAGATCGAAAGATTTGGCGTGAAGTTGCTGGTGCGAGTTTGTGGCGTCACATCTGAGAGCGAGCCTGCCGTGATAATGCTCAGGGAGCCAGTTGCGCCAACGCCAACATATTGCTGCCCTGCCGCTCCTTGCCATGCGTGGATGGCACGGATCGTGGATGAGATTGTGAGCGGATAATACTGATCCCAGCCACCGATTTTCTGGATCAAGCCATCCTTATAGCGAATAAGATTCGATACAGAAACGCCAGCCTCGTTAAAGGCCTTGGTGAACTGTGTGTTGACGCCAGGACGAAGCCTGACGGTTTGCATCGCCATGCGCTAGACCCTGGGCGGCGTCGACGTTGGAGAGGGGGATTCCGAGGTCCAGCCTTCGGCCTCGAACTTGGCTCTGGCCTGCTCCACGCCTGCCGACTTCGACAGCGTTTGATACTGGGACTCCCATGATTGGGCGCGGCCTGGATCGTCGGCCTGAGCACCGAAGTCGCGTTGATAGGCCGTGCCAAACACCATGGACGCCGCGATAAATACGTCCGGAATGTATTGCGTGAGAATGGTGGATGAGTTGGCGGACGAGAGAGATGCAGGCCGCTGGATACCAACCACCTCCGCATAGTACGCAGCATCCGGCGATGGACCAAAGATCACCACCGTCTCCGAGGCTCGCGCAAAATAAGCCGGGGTGTCTGTGATAGTCTGTCCAGAAGGATAGACCAAATCGATAAAGGAGCGATCCACTGGCGTCAGCGGAACGCGCGATCCCTGCGATGAGAGCGCTCCTGCGGGCAGGATGATGTTCAGGTTATCGACCGTGATAAAGCTGCCCTGGTCAGTCGGCAGCGTGAAGTCTCGAACGCCGCTGGAAACCTGCGTGGTGGCATCCGTTACCTGCGTATAGAGCAAATCCAGTTCGCGGTAGATTCTTTGTTCACTGTAGTCAATCATTCCAGGCAACATCGTCTGAAAATTAAGATCGGATGATGCCACCACGAGTAGATTAGCTATCTGTTGAACGTAAGTGGTATAATTGAGCGAGGACACGATTATCCTCCATTCGAGAATTCACCGAAGGCTTCTTTGGCAGCCTTCGTATAAGCCACGTTAGCTTCTTCTGGTGTTTTGAAATACCCAAGAAGCTTGGTCTTTCCATCAACCATAATTCTCGACATATAGAGACCACTTAGACTGTGTAGCGAGGCTCCCTTAAAACCAGATTTATTATTCGTTCTGACTTTAGAATTGGCTTGATTTTGTTGCGAATTAGCCAATCTGAGGTTTTCTATTCGATTATCATCTCTATCCCCATTGATGTGATCAATGGCAGATGGCGGCCACACTTTATACATATAGAACCATGCAAGTCGGTGGGCCTTGTAAAGTTTTTGATTCAGACAGATTTGTCTGTACCCATATGGATTAATACAACCAGCCTTCTCCGCCACCACAACTCTTTGCCGAGGGCGAATAAGCCACTTAAACGATCCCGTAATTGGATCGTATGAAAGCTTCCTACAAAGTTCGGAGTGACTAATCACGAAGACCCCGCCGTAACGATATGGCCGATTTGCGCGACGTTAAATGCGGCCTGGGCTATCGAAACTGGACTGAGTTGATCGCCCAGAAAGGCCACGCGATGGAATTGATAGAGAGAGCCTGTACATTCTCCGCCGATGGTCTCACCCGGCGTGCCCGAAGTCGTGCCGCTTGAGATTGTGGTCCACGCTCCATAGAGAGCCGTATTCGTGGGGGAGCCCTGGACCACAAAGGACGTAGGCCCGTTCCCTAAGAACGAACGATCATTTGGTGCCGTGATCGAGAAGCCAACCAGAGAGTGTCTAATGACAGGCGGCTTGAGGCTCGATGGCATGTTGAGGTTATCAACGCGGCCAGCCCAGTTCATACCGACATAATTGTTATAGCTGGAATTGGAGACCATATTGCTGGCCGATTGCCACGATGGCTTGGCCGAGTTGGCATCGAAGGCAGCATTAAGACCACCGCCTCCGGTTAGGTTGCCTATAAAGGAGCCATACTGCGGCATGAACAGATTGGCGCTCATGCCAAGCCCTGAGAGCGGATTGGTATCCTGTACGTCAGCTTCTGGCCGCGCATTATCGATAGGAATTGGATCGGGGGGTAGAACAATGGTACGTAATCCATTTTCCTGCAACTTATCCAGACAGCTTTGGCAGACCAGAATCCTTGTATTGTAGATACGGGGACCACCCCAGGCAAACTGCCAGTTTAGCTGATCGTGATTGTAACGCGCGTCGCAACGGTCGCAGATACCCAGAGCTCTGGGATTGGTCGGGCTGATACTGGCGCGACCGTGCGGGCGAAAGCTCACCGAAAGTATCCACTCATGCCTGGAGTGATGTGCATCGGCACATCTTCCACGTCCTGCTTGGATGCCAGAGCCCAGGCCTCATCAGCATCCATCTTGCGCTTGTCTTCAAGTTGCGGCGCATAGACACGCGCCAGCCTGTGCGCGAGGCCAGAGACCACCGCATCAAGCCACAAGGCCGGTATCTCGACGTTCAGTCCATTCGGCATCTTCGCATCCTGAAGAAGCCGAACACGATAGTAGTAGCAGGTATAAGGCCCATTGCCGTCTGGCGTGGGATAGAATGTGATTGTGGGTGAGATCAGCCGGTCAAACCAGAACTGGTTGGGAAAGGCCTGAGTGAGTTTATTGGAGATAGATGCATACTCAGTGCGGCTGATGCCGAAGATAATCCGGTCGTTAACTGCGGTTCCGGAGCCGGTGCGGATATACGCATCAGTAATCACCGCAGTCTCAGCCGGGAGCGAATAGGTGTTCTGGCCTTGCACCAAGGGAAGAGCCTGAAGGTCCACCGTCCATAAATTGGGCTGAAGCCCAGATAGGCGGGCTTGGAGCAGGTTTAGCTCCACCGTGGCCTGCTGGAGATGCGAGGGCGTAAGCTCTGTTGGTCGCACCTGGATGCGCTGGAAGGCGGCCACGACAATCTCACCGCCAGAGGGCGCGAAGTCATAACTTCCGCTATAGACTTGTGTGGTGGGAAAGAGGCCCATCAGTATGTGCTCTGCCTTTGGATGATCCGCACTTGCCCAGCAGACTGCGTGATGGTGCTGCCGGTTATTGTGGCCACCCAGGTTGCTGTGCCCAACGCCGCTGAGGTTGAGGACCAAGTTCCGGTGAAGAACGAGCCATTGCCCGCCAGGGTCACTGTATCGGTCTGGCTGGAATTGCTTGCATTGAGATAGGTTACCGCCAGGGAGCCTCCGGATGGCACCGTGATGTTCCCGGACGAGTCCAGAAACTCCACGGTAAAGGCCGCGCTGTTGCCTGCCTCAATGTTGATTGGCCCGCTATTAAAGACCGTCATTAGGTCTCCCGGATGCTGATCGGGTCTCCTCCAACCTGGACTTCCATAATAGAAACCCTAGCACCCGCCCCTGAAGTTGTTATGCCGCTGGGAGTATACACATTGATAGCACCCAGGAACACGTCCGTATTAATCTCAGTCGCATTCATGGTCACGAAGACAGTAGGGGTCGGCAGTAATCTGGGTGGCCCCTCGAAGTAGTGCTGAAGCTCCGGGGATAGTCCCTTCTTGAAGCGCTTGGGCTCCGACAGCCATTGATACCAAGCCATCTGCTCAAAGACGGGAGGCTCTGGCTCAAAGAAGAAGAATGGATTTTCGCTCGGTGGGAGCCTGGGCTTAGTCCTGACCGGATTGGTGAATGGGGCGTACCAAGCAATATCGGTTGGGACGATCTGGCCCGGTGGAAAGAATGCCTGCTGAAGTCCGGTTTGAAGACGAGGTTTTGTCCTGACCGGCTCAGACCATGGCTGATGCCATGATGCCTCAAACTGAGCAATTGCCGGGAAAGTGCCAAGCGGCGGTTGCGTAATGGTCGGAAATATAATCCTGGCCATTATCAACCCATCGCTTGGATAAGGCTGATAATACCGGCAGAGTTATTCTGAATGGTTCCGGAGCCTGGATTGAGGGTGTTGCTGGATTGGCTAGAAGCCAAAGAATGGAAATAATTCGTCCAACTTGACTGGCCGCCAGTGTTAAACCGGATATCACCAGAGGTTATGGCGAAGGATGCCATAAATTGCAGAGACGACTGCAAGGTAATTCCGATTGAATCGGACACCACAACAGCGCCACCTGCTGTCAGGGTTACCGTGGAGCTTCCGGAAAAAAGAACCTGAGTGGGGGCTGCTGAAAAGTCCGGGAATGAGGTCGTCGTTCCAACCCATAATCCTCCAATAACAGTGGAAGTCCCCGCAGATGGGGGCGTCAGTGTTAAGCGTATCGGAGTGCCGTTTGTAGCAAAAGACGAAGCAGGCACGCCTTGCCTGACATTAAAGCCTGCAAATCCTGCATTATTGGCGTTGAGGTTAGCAGTCGAAGTCGTGATAAAGAGAGGAACTCTCTGCGTTACATACGAGAGAGGCGCGCTGTGCTGGTAAATCTCTCTCGTGCCTGCGTCTTCCACGCCATCCTCTTAGTCCAGGCCATAAGATCGCAGCGCCACCTGCTTCTTCTCCATGGCCTCCAGCTTTTTCTCCAGGGGAGAGCAGCCTTTCCCTACGCATGATGGACATTCGAAGCGGTAGCACTGCTTGCAGAGGCCACCCATGTCAGCCGGGTCCATTCTGGGGCGCACATGGATCACCCGTCCACAATGGCCGCAAGAAACTGTTTCTACCTCGAAAGAACCTGCCTGGATATTCTCACAGCGAAGACCATCAAAGTTAACCTGAGCATCCTCAGGCGTAACAATGACAGCGTATCCCTGCGGCTTGCGCATTACTGCTCAGTGAAGAGAATGGTGCCAGTCACCGTGCCGGTATAGCCACCCGAGCGCGCCTGAAGCACCAGACCGTTGCTGGAGGTGGCAGGGTAGACAAACTCAGAGCCAGGGGCCGCAACCCAGCGATAGGAGGCGCGCTGGTTAACACCCACATACCAAAGATCACCCACGCTGGTGAGCGTGACCTGGGTCTCAGCGGAACTGTTGACTGCGATGAGGCCCGCCGCCGAGATATCAGCCTGATCCAGGGTGATGCCGCTGGAGACGCTGGAAAGCGCGCCTGCCCAGGCTCCCGAGGAGGTCGAGACCGTGGCACGAGAAACCCGGTACTCCACATAGTTATCGGCTGGCGTACCGTTGGTGCCTACCAGGATGTCGTAGAGCTTGCCTCGACGGAGCATCGAGCCGCCCGTCGTATTGGCCTGCGAGGAGGCTGCAATGCAGCAGATGGTCTTGTAGGTGGTGGTGAGCGGAGCCTGCGAGCTACCAAGGCCAGCAGTGGTCGAATTGGCGACAGCAAAGTTAGCCATTGTTTAGCCCCCCTTCGGGCACGGCGGACCCTTGGCCCATCCAGATACTCTTAAAATAGTCGATGTCTTCCGAGGCACCATCGAGATAGGTCAGGTTCTGCTGAAGACGCTGAAGCTCGGCCCGCATGCCGTCCCGCCTCTTGTTGATCTCTTGCTCGCGCGCCAGGATTTTACGGCCCATCGGGGTCACGTCCGAATAACCATAAAGCCCAGGCGACTGCATAATATCAGATTCATGAGGCGCTGACACCTTAATGCCGCGCTGCTGGGCGAGGTGCCGGAAGAAGTAGAAGCCGGGCCGCTGAAGGATGTATTCGTCACGGGACGCCATATCGATGCCATACATGGCGATCTCCTTGGCCCCTTTGTGGATGGCGAAGGCCATCATCCAGGCAAAGCTTGACGTGAAGAAGTCCCTACCGAACTCCTGGACCATCTCCTTCATGGGAAAGGTCGAGGCATTGGGACAATAACGCTGGTCTTGCATATAGACCGGCGTTCTATGGGTTTTGAGCCAGTTGATATAAGGCTCGCCATAGCCCTTGTTCTCTTCCCAGAGCAGATTGCCGTGAAGCTCGAACCAGACATCCCACCTGGGGATGGTGTTCATGTTGCCCGGCGAGCAGGCCCAGATTTGCCAGGAGTTGTCGTTGAAGGGGGCCAGGAGCCGCGAGGAGGGCGCAGTCCCGATCAGCGCCACCTTAAGCTCTTGTGGCTTGGCTTCCGGAACTGGCTGGGGAGTTATCAGCCCGGCTGTAACCGATACAAGCGGGGGGTACGGTTCATTGGTCAGGGGTTCATGCGGCGGCTCAATGTGGATCATGCCACCATTGGCACGAGCGCGATCATTAAAGGTTTCGGTCAGTTTTGCCATTACGATCCCGTTATTTGTGCTGCAAGAAGCTCGACGGTCTGGCCTGCCGTAACCAGGGTGCTGTTCAGGCCGTTGCTGATGACGATATCGACGCTGGCTGAAAGGGGGATGCCCACGGTCAGGCCGGAGACCATGGTGGAACCATTCCCGTCTTGAATGATGGCGCTATCCACGTTTCCAGTCGCTGCGGCCGAGGGGTCCAGGAGCGGAGTACCCGCAAAGGTTAGTACCCCGCCGTTCACAGTCCCGCAAGGTCTAGCCAATTGAATTGTGGATACCAATATGGAGCCCGCCATCAGTAACAGGCTCCCGTTGGTCGCGCCCCCATCAATGGCCGCAATAACCCCCAAAAGCCGGTCGTTGATTGCAGTCTGGCTATAATTGACAGCCACTCAATGCCTCCACCCATTACAGTGGGCCACCTCGTGATGGCGAAGCAATTCCTGGGTGGCGAGGGATACCCCGCCACGGCCCACGAACGGCAACAGGATATAACACTTATCTCCTCTGAAATTCGGCAGTATCAGCGTGCAGGCTCCCGCATTCTTCCCGCAATGATGCTCAACATTCTCAGCCGTGTCTGTGAACTCGATCACCATTCCAGCATAGGGATAATCATAGTTTGACGGGGCTGATTGATAGGCAGCCAATATCGGGGCCGGGTGAAGGTCTATCATGTGGTAAGAACCTGTAGAGCGCTGTTCGCTAACCGCCTAGTGGCCCAGACAGCGAACTCGGTAATAGGACCATTCCAAGGAGAGGCACCTGTGTCGGTTCCCACATGAATAGTGTTCAACCCAGAAATCACCAAAGCCGAATTGTTCGTTGTGACTGAATTACCGTTAAACGATGCTGCTTGGTCAGAAACTGCGTAAGCAAACGCGGTCTTACCGGCAACATTTTGTGCCCAGGGGCCGCCCGTCACAGTCGTGTTAAAAACCACGCTCCCAGCAGAACGATAGACTGCAAACGGTTGCCCAGAACTGGCTGCGCGGGAAACCGAAGTACGATTGTTCAGTGAGTTGTCGTCAAGCTCCAGTCCGGCCTGGAAATTAGAATATGCGATTGGCGAGGCAGGTGTTCCTGCATAATAGCCGGTGTTGCTGGCACCAAATTGAGGAACAAAAGTTGAATTGACACTAATCACATCCACAACCCTCGCCACCGCGCCGCTCGTGGTGCTGATCCACGGCGTCGCCATGCCGCGATTGGGAGTGAGGGACCACGGGCCGATGTAGGCTTCGTAGGCCAGCGTATAGGAACCTGCCGCCGTCGCATGGTTGAGGCGAATGATCGCTTTGGTCGTGTTGGCTGGGGCCGTCGCGCTCACGCTGTACTGCGTCACGGACCCGGTCGCCTTATTGATCGAGACGCTGGCGGTGCTGCCCTGCTGCACATTGCTGCCGTTCAAGAACAGCATTTCGAGCGCCACGGACGTTATGTGCGCGTCGTCAGTGACGGTCTGATAATAGACGCTGGCAACGACCTGCTCACCGGGGCTTACGGCCGGTCCGGTGAAGCCGTCAGGGTTCGGCAGCACGAATAGCCCGGGCGGGTTCGTCACCGCCCCGGAATAGGTTGCATCCATCACGCTCTGACCGCCGTGCGTCGCGAACGCGAGCGTGCGTGTGGGGATGCCCGCCGCAACGTAGTTGTCCGACCACGAGTTGCCGCTCGTCGTCGGTAACGTGCCCGGCGTGCCCGGCGAGCCGCCCGCCGTCGTCGGCGCGGTCAGCGCCTGGGTCGAGGGGTTGAGTTCAAGCTGCGGGGCAGCAAGACGAAGCGTTATGTCAATCGCGCTGCCGTTCGTAGTGTTATAGGCGTAGAATGGCCCGCGATTGAATGCGGACGTTATGACGGCCAGAGCGTTTGTGGCGCTAAATCTCTGCGTCCCCAAGGCCGCAGATGTCGCTACCGCATTGGTGGTAATGAACGACTCGGTGAACGTTCCGCCGCTGTTCTGCGCTTGAGCCGAAAACACTGGCGATGTGACGTTAGTGTAAGAGCCACCCACCAATCTTTCATAGCCGCTGAGGGTCCAAACTTGACCGACACTCATGGCGATAGAACCGTTAGAGGCAACGCCCATGAGCGCCTGAGAACTTGCGGTCGGCGTGCCGCTGTCACGAACATCGATTGTTGTAAAGCCGCTGTCCGTCCCCACCCCGACAACAGTCCTGATCGTTCCAGGGACCGGGAAACTCGTCCAGTTGTTCGGCAGCTTGCCCGCGCTCTGCACGGACACGTTGTCGATCAGCATCGTCTGTGACGCGGCGCCAAAGACAATGCTAATGCCGGAAGTCGTCGTGGTCGCAGTGAACTGAAACTGCTTGTTCGTCCCCGATGTATTACCGGTCGAGTTCAAAAGCTGATTGCCGCCAATGGACGTCCCGGCGCGCATTGTGAATGCGCCGCCGCTAAGCGTCGCGTCAAGATGGATCGTGTATGTCACCCCCACGACCGTCGCAAAGAGGATAGTGTTGAAGTTGACCGCATCGCCACCAGCATCACTGGTCAAGGTGACGTTCTGAGCGCCGCTGTTATAGGTCGGCGCAGACGTGCCGCCAGCATTCCACTGCCAGCCGTTCGACGTGGTGTTCTGCGATGCGTTGATCGGGTTCGACGCGAAGTCGCCGTTGGTGACAAGCTCGGCCTGGACGCTGACGGCGCTGATGGCCGCGTTGACGGCGTTGACGCTTCGATAGAACCGGAGCCAAGCCGTCGTTCCGGTGGCCGTGAACCTGAAAATATTTTGTCCGGTCGAGGTGCCTGGTGTGCCGTACTGCGTTCCGCCCTGAGTGGTCCCGACCGACACATTCATCGAGCCCGGAGCGAGCGTGTAATTCAGCTCGTAGACTTGACCGTTGACGGTGGTGAACTGCTGATCAATTCCTGAGTTGTTGGTGCCGTCACCGACGATGCTGACCTGCCCGGTCGTGAACGTGACTGACCCGCTTCCGCCCACGAAGGGCGTCCACCCGCTACCCGCGCCGCTCGGGCTGTTGAAGAACCCGTTCGTCAGCGCGTTGTCGATCGCCACCGCCCCCGTCATGTCCGACGTGGGGACGCTGTTGGTGCGGCCCTCCCAGACGCCGAGGCCCAGGTTCGTGCGCGCGGCCACATTGTTCGCGAACGAGAACACGTTGCCGGAGGAATCAGTCGCGGTCTCTGGAGAGGCTCTCGTGACCGATAAAAGCTGTGTAAGACTTACAGAGCCTATCCCGCTGACCCAGTATCGATCATTTACAAAATCGGCGGCAATATTCGGAATGCCGACGCTACCATACCGGGCCACAACCCAATTAGGAATCCCGCTCCTCGCCAGTTGTGGCAGATATCCGAAACCCTGAAGTGGGGGAAACATGATCCCGCGCATGTGAGGCTAGCTCACAAAGGTGACAGTCACCTGCACGTCGGCTGAAGAAGCAAGGGTAGGCGTGCCGCGTGTCACCAGCGCAAAATAGAGGGATGGCGGTGCATTGGATGGCACCTGATAGACATAGGCCAGCCCATTGGCTGTCCCCACATATGGCGTGCCCAGCGCAGTCCAGTCGGTAATGTGGATGGGCGACATCACCGAACCAACATCCTGTGATGAAATCGCAATCGAACTGTGATCGCTAAAGGTCGTATTGGGCATCGAGGAATTGAACGGCAGGAAGTCCATCTGGCCGGTGTTGCACGACTTCGTGGTGATGGTTACAGCCTGGATGAACATGCCGGATGGCACGTTCTGAATCTGATTCAGCCCCCCAATGGTTTGGTTGGCCGCATAGGCGTTTGTGGAGGATGTGCCGACCGCGATGCTGCGCTGAAGGTAGGGGAAGCTCATGGGATCAGCGGTTCCTCAGCTTTGAGAGAGTGAGGGCCAATCTAGCTCTGCGTCCTAGAGTCCCTGGAGCATTCTTGTGAGTCTCTGCAAACTCGTGCGTGCTCTCTCCGGCACGATGCGCGGCCTGCCTGAGGGCTCCCTTGTGCTTCACCGCGCCCGCGATCCAGCCCCCGCTCGCGAACGCTGTTACCCCTTTTTGAGGGCCGCCGAAGAGAATGGACTCTTGTCCGCGCCTGTGCGTCCGCCGCGAGCACGCTTGTCCAGACGGCCGCCCGCTGCCTTGGCTGGGACCTTGCCGCCTTCGGCGCGCTTGACCGAGCCACCGTCTTTGCGCTCGCTGGCTTCCTTGGCGACCTTGGAAGACCCGCCATCGTAGTAAACCTTGCCACCGCTCTTGCGAGCCATCTTGTGACGATTGGCCATTGTCTAGGTGCTCCTTAGACCGAAGAGAATTGTGGATAGCCGAACAACGGCTGCATGTTGCTGCTGGTCATCGAGGCCAGGGCCGCCGCAGTCGGCGTCACCTGGATTTGCATGCGATTCGAGCTACCGGACGCCAGCGAAGAGGCCCAGGTGCCGCGCGGATCGGCAGTTGTCGCAGTGGCCGTGAGAGCAGTCGAGCCGAAGACGAGGTTACCAGAAGTCGGGGCTACCGTTGTCAGGAGCAAGCCGCCGCCCGCTCCAGACGACATCGCCAGAAGGAGGTTCACAACACCTGCATGGTTCACACGGAATGGCATGCCATAGGTATCGGATAGACCGACGCTAACACCCGTGCTGGTGACAACCGAAGAGGCCGTAATCGCGCCATTGGCATTCAGATACTTGAAGGCCTTCTGGGTGGTGAAGGTGACGCTCGACGTGGCGATCACTTCAGTCATCTTATAGCCGTACATATCGCGGCCAGCGATAGTCCAGCTTCCTTGGTCACCAGACGAAGACGTGGTGATGGAGATACAGCGGCCCGTGCCTGCGGTCGGGTTCCAAACGCGCACGTTGGCGTCTGAACCAAAGCTCAGGAATGCGGCCGTCGAGTCGATGGCGATAACGGAAACAGTCTGGCCATTCTCAGGAGCCACAATGGTGGTGAGAAATGTGCCCTTGGCCGCCGAGGGCGTGAGCGTGATCGCAGAGCTAGCGCCGGGCTGGGTTGCAGAGCTAACCGCAAAGGCATTGGACGAGGCCGAAGACGGAGCATAGTCCACCGTCGCATCGCCGTACATAAACCCATAGACCGGCGTCGAGATGCCCGCGCCAGGGAAATACTGGTAGGCAGCACGCGGATCGAGAAGCGCCCCGCCATTAGCGAACATGGACGGGCCATTCTGCGGATTGTTATCCGCACTCGTGCCCGTCAGGCCATTGGTGGAATTAAGGACAGTACCAAAGCTGACTACTGGGCCAGTCCATGCACTAATCGTCATCTATTGGTCTCCAGCCGCTATTCCTATTACGACGTGGCGTAAGAAGCCCAGGCCGCGCGCCAATCATAGTAGGTCGGCACGTATCGCTGATAGCCCTTCACCAGAAGATTGTCAGTCGTAAACTCAACCGACATATCCGTCTCATACGGCTTGCGGTTGAAGAAGATCAGGCCTTCATGATTGGTAAGAACGAACCAACCAAAGGACGACGTGAGATAGTCCCATGTCAGGAATCCCTCCTTGAGGGATTCGTTCATGCCCAGAATGGCGTTCACATCGTTGTTGGCCGTGCCGGGGCGCAACTCGCTGCGGAACAGTCGCAGCGCAATCGGCTCCAGATTCGGAGGCACCACAGCCTTGCGGCCACGGGCGTGAATCTTGAGGCCCGCGTTATCAAGCCAAGTGGTGCGGATGGTGATGAGCGCATTGAGCAGTGAGGTCTCGTTCAGACCCACGGCCGGAGATGCGATGTTGGAGATGGTGGCCGCATCAGTCGGATGCGAGGTGCTAAAGAGCGCCACGCCGTCGCCGCCGATAGCCGGATTATAAGTCGAGCCCTGATTGAAGACGTTGGCAGCGTAAAGCTCCTCCGTCTCCTTGAAGCTCTCCATCAGGCCGTCGTTATTGGGACCAAACTCTGACTTATAGAGGTTGTCGTCGATGGCCTTACGGGTGATGGCATAGCCGAGAGCAATTTCAAAGTGCTCTGCATTGTAGATGTAGCGCTGGCCAGCCGCGTTATCGAAGGAAGTCGGAGCGCCTTCCTGCTTAAGCTGCGCGTAGCCGAGATACCTCATGGCCGCGCGACGTTCGAGCGCCATGTTGGATTCGGTTTGCCGAAAAACTTTTGGCCACTGCCTCTCAATCATAGGATACTTACCGCTTATTCCCCAGAGGCCTGGGAGCAGCAAATCGCGGATTTGCGAAAGAGCTACGGGCATTATAGTACTCCCAAATAAGGCGCTGATTTAACTGCATTTTTTGCAGTATCATAGTCGCCTGAGAGGAATTTGTGGTGACCATTGACAAGCTTATTAGCATCCATTACATAAACCCTGTTAGGTTCCATGAATGGAGAATAAGAATGTTTCTTGAGGAATGGCGTGCAGTGGTTGGCTACGAAGGCCTGTATGAAGTTAGCGACCTTGGCCGTGTAAGAAGCATCGAGCGTATTGTGACGGACGGCCGGGGTCGGAGCATTCGCCGGAATGGCCACGTTCTGAAGCCGAGCACCAACTTTGCCGGGGGCCGACAAGGCGGCCGACTGTGTGTCGTCCTTTCCAAGAATGGAAATGAGCGCCAATTCCTGGTCCATCGACTGGTTGCGATTGCTTTCGTTCCCAACCCGGAAAACCTTTCTGACGCCAGCCACATTGATCATGATCCGATGAACAACGCGGCCAGCAACCTCGAATGGCTTTCGCACAGACAAAACATCCGTGATTCTGTGCACGCTGGCCGCTGGCGAAAAAAGCTTTCGGAAGATGAAGTAAGGGAGATTAAACGCCGCGTTACGGAAGGCGAGCAGCAAGTCGCGGTGGCCAAGTCCCTTGGACTCGCCTACGGCACAGTCAACAGTATCGTCACTGGTCGTTCGTGGCGACACATCGATGACGGTTCCGAATTTAGCGCCATTATTACCGAAGAAACCATCGCAATAATCTTGGCTCTTGGAAGCCAAGGCAAATCGCCAGCCGAAATCCTGGCTGCGCTTCCCAGGAAGCGCAAGACCAAGAAATACGTTATTGGCGAGGGCGGTTGTCATGATTAGGTGCTGACGGCCGTGAGGGTCCGGCGAGCCCAGTTATTCGGCGCGACAACAACCCAGTTGAAAGCAGTCGTGACATCAGCACCCGGAGCGCCCGGAGGTGCGAAGTTCGAATAAACGTCGATCACGCGGAAGGGCTGCGAGGAGCCACCGAGCGTGCCCGCCGACGAGTTGATGGTGACGTTGGAGATACCGTTGGTGGTGTTGCCCAACGAGGAAACGGCCGAGATGATGTTGAGGTTGTAGCCGATATAGCTGGAGGTCACCGGGCCCGATGAGGCCTGGACCAGAAACTGCATTTCCGGATCGGTGATGACGTAGGCGGTGCAAGGGCTCGAAGAGCCGACGTTGCCCGGGAAGTATGGCGACCAGACCTGTTTCTGGACGTTGGTGTTGTAGTATTCGCAGCCTGCGAAGATGCCAAGGCAGATGACCGAGAGCGAGCTACCGCTATAGGGTTGGATGTTGCCGCCGCCAACAGCGGACGAGAGCGCCACCGGATCACCCGTGAAGTACAGGTTGGTGTCGCTGGAATTGATGAAATAGCGCTGAAGCCCCATCGTCGGGGCGGAGCCATCCTGATGGCCAAACGAGCGGAAACCAAATGCGTTATTCGTATTAGCCATGGTGCAGGGCTCCTCTCTCGTAGAGCCCATGATTGGGCGTCTACCGGAACCACCACGGCGTGTGATGTTTGGATTTTGAGCGGCGCGCTCACACCCATTATCTGGGTGTATCAATTACCTATAAGGCTATTGGCGGTATGGCGTCAATAGCTCTCTAGAGCAGCAATCCAATATTTTGGGCAAATTCAATAGGGTGTTTGGCATTTTTCCGCAGATTACAGTCTGGGCATAGGGCCTGAAGATTGGCTCTAAAGTTCGATCCGCCTTTAGCGATAGGCAAAATATGATCCAGGTGAAAACCTTTCCGCAGACTCACACGACAATACGCGCATTTATTTCTCTGCCATCCTAGTATCTCTGATATGTCTGCGCGACTATGATTGCCAATTACCGCTCTGCGGCGGCTAGTGCTCATTTTTACACTTTCTGGATTATCTTTTCTCCATTTCCTCAACCGCTCCCGGTCCCTGACCCTGCTGGCTGGAAGCCTTCGTTTTTCTGCAATTAATATTCTGTGTTTTTCAGCATACCGCCTCGCAAATGCGAGCCTTTTTTCTTTATTGGAAATGTAATGTCTGCGCACAGCCTCCCGTTGTTTTTCCGGATTCTCTTGACGACGAGATTTTGCAGCTTCGCTTCGCTGCTGCCTGTGCGCAGCATCCCACAATAGATTATTAATCTCATTGCATCGTGTACAGGAGCCAGTCGAAGCAAGCCGCTCTGCGAGGTGACCGTATTTACAGGGCTTCCCAGTAAAATACTTCTTAGCGCCTGCGGCCCTCGCAGCAGAATAGGAATCAATCATCCGAGGGAACCGCAATCCTCTCAACGCTGCGATTGATCGAATTGAATTTACGCGCCGAGACGTGATCCGCGCCCGAGATGGGCAGATCACCCGAATACAGCGCCTGCTCTTTGACGCGAATCTGATCGCGGGCCATTTGCTGATCGCGCTTGCGGGCCTTCAGGCTGATCTCAAGCGGGCGTGCCATCAGCACCTGACCGCCCTCATTGATCTCGCCATCCGCATCGCGAGGCATCCAGCGGCCATTAAAGGTGCCGTCGAAGTCTTCCTGATGGACAGGCGTCCAGCCCTTACGCTCGAAGGCTGCACGCTCGCGCGGCATGTCCTGGCCCAGGACGCTGACCGTCACCCACTGAAGGTCGAAGCCTTCTGGAATCTCTTCCTTGTCGATGTGATAGCGGTCGATGCCGTCCGGGAGACTATCATCGGTCGATTCCCAATTCGCGCCCGCCTTGAGTTTGAAGCGGTTCACCCCAGTGGGGCGAGCCTTGAGGGGCGCGCGTTCCACTGGGGTGGCTGGAGCACCTGCAAGGTCAGCAACCGAAGGAGCAGTCTTACCACGCGGTTTTCCTTTGGGCCAAGCCATGATTAGTTTCTTTCCTGATACAGGCCGTTGGATTTGCGGCGTTCTAGTTCGAGCTTGCCTCTGGCGTAAGTTACTTCGTCTACCCCGCTGAGGCGCGCGATCTCGCGCTCTTCCGGGGTAAGCTCGACACGGGTCTTGCTGCGCTGGCCTGTCCCGCCAGACGGGACATCGCGAGACGGCGGGGCTGAGGGCACAGAGGTTCTCCTTGGCTGTGGAGCGGGTGGCTCCTCGACTTCAATGTCTTCTTGCGTGGGCTGGGCCTTCTGGCGCAACCCCAGGCGCTCTTCCAGGTCCTGGAAGTAGCCCTGTGAGAATTGTGGATGGCCTGCCCGGACCACCTCCCAGTGCAGCGCCTGGAGCTTGGCGTTCTTGGGCACATCCGTCAGGTATTCTGGATGAGACCGCAGCCATGTCTGGGCGTTCGAGGGTAGCGTTGGCATTGTGGCCAGTGCAGCCTCGACCGGATCGGACGGGGCCTGTGGACGCGGCGGGGGCTCACGTTTGGCCTGCTCGCGGCGGGCCTCCATGTTGTCTTTGGCGTCCTCAAAGCGCGCCACATTGGCTTCGGCGCGCGTAAGCCTGCGCTGGGCCTCTGCCTTGCTCTTGGAGTCGGCCGCGATGTCAGCAGCCTCCCAGGCCTGCTGGGCAGCCTCTGCTTCTGCGATGGCTCCGCCCAGGGCATTCACCACGGCCGTATACTTGGCCTCGTCAGCCTCCTGCTTGAGAGTCGTGCCGTGGGCGCGACTTTCATCACGCTCCCGCGCCAGCGATTGCTCGCGCTGCTGGGCCGCAATCAGTGCGTCTTGGGCGGCCTTCTCGGCGTTCTTGGATTGCTCAAGCTGCTCCTTGAGGAGCTTGATGCTGTCTTCGGCCGGGGGCTCAGTGACTTGCTCGGGCTGCTTGGGCGCAACCTGGATATCGGGCTCTTTCTCCGCAGGAATGGGGGCGGGCGAAAGATCGATGGCCACCGACTCGGTCGGGGGCACAAGCTCAGCTTCTTCCTTGGTGCGAACGGCTCTGAGTTTAGGCATTGTAAATTAGCCTTGGGCTGGAAATTTGCATGCGGAGCTTGTCGTAGGGCACCAGTCGGCACGCGGTATCCCGCAGGTGCATCGACCATCCATTATTGACCGAATAGACAACCCAGTCGCCCACAATGGGGCCATTGATCTCTTTGGCGTGCGCTTCAGCGTCAGGCCCCATCTGGATGATCAGTCCGACCACGCCCTGGTATTCGTCCTCTCGAACTGCCTCCTTGGGGAGGTAAAGCCCGCTTTTGCGCTGTTCTGGCTGAATATACGTGCCAACCAGAACCAAATCGCCCAAGGTTTGAAAATCCTTGGTGTTTCCGATGGCCTTGCGAATGGCTTCAGCAGGGTCTTCGGCCTGAGAGATAACCTCGGTCTTCTTGGCAAATGCCACCGGCATCTATTGCTTCTCCTCGTTTTCAATATCGTCGCACATCAGAATGGCCATGCCTATAGCACGGTCCATACCGACGTATTCACGGTAGGTGGCGTAGTCGCTGCACTGGCCGTCCATCATGCGAGCGGTCTGCTCTTGGCGGACCTTTTCGAGCTTGGCCTGGACCTTGCGCAGATACGGATGATTAGCCACCGCGCATCTTCTTTGCGTTGCGAGCTTTTTGGAGCCTGCCTAAGCCGCCTTCAGCGCCGCCCGTCATCTTGACCAGACCGCCACGCTTGCGCATAGGCATGGGAGGTGCCCCCGCGCCCGAGAACGGGAGAGGACCCGGGGCGGGGGCTGCCCCCATCGGCGGAGCGGAGGGTAGTGGAGGAGGACCCCCCTGCTCAGCGCCATGAGGCATAGATATGATGTTGATGTTGATTTTCGACTTGGTGCGGCCACCACGGGCCCGTTTATCGATCCTGGGCATCGACTTATCGCCCTTGACCATGCCCATGTCGGCCATTCGCTTGTGGGCTGGCTGAAGATGTGAGCCGTCCACATCCCCTTCAGCACGGCTCTTCTTGCCGGTCAGCGCCTTGAACTTGCCGCGTGAACCGCTCTTGGCTGTGCTTTTGAAGGGGTGCGCCATCTAGCCCACCTTCGGTTCAGACGAATAGTCTTTGCGCTGGCGCTGGAAGTGCCGCGTTCGAGACTGATCGATGGGATTGTCTGTAGAGGCTCCGGGGAATTGCTCATTCACAGGAGCCTGAGTGGCTACGACCATACCACCGTCAGCTTTACACATTGCCTGCGCTTTAGCCCGGCCTGGAATCTTATCGGCATAAGGATGGGCCATCAGACCTTCTCCTTCGTGCCTTTGCCTGTGTGATCGAAGCCGGGCTTGGTCGTAGCATCCCCATTGCGGAGCCAGCTTTTGAGCGAGACATCGTTGTCGTAGCCGGGGCCCTGTCGATCACAATAGGCCTGTGGCTTCTGTTCCTGGGCAGGTGTGGCTGCCGTCTCGTCAACAAGACCTTTGGTAAGCTCTTTGGTTTGGGCCATTAGCTTTTCCCCTTTGTGGGTTTGCTAGGTTTAGCTGCTTTTGCCTGAGCCGCAAGGGCTTTGGCTTGCTCCAGCTTTTGTTCGTGAAGCTGGCGCTGATGCTCCATGGCCTGCTCGTGCTTTTGCTGGGCCATGTCCATATCGGCAGAATGCTGCTGCTTAGCTCGCTCATGCTCATGCGTGGCGGCAATGTTATCGTGATGTATCTCAACGGCCTTCTCCACGCCCTGCTGCTGAAGCTCCTGGTGCTTCTGCGCGCCATCCATGACCATGCGGCGGCGCTCATTCTCCAGGTCAGCCGCTTGCGCCATTTCCTTGTGGTACATTTCCTGGATGCGCTGAGCGTTTTCCATATTCCACTGATCCGAGTCTTTGATTTGCTCGATCACCAGCCGGGTTTCTTCCAGGCGCTGCTTGGCCGCAGCAATGCGCTCGCGTGATTCGCGGTCCTGCTGGGCATTCTGGACCTTCATGGTCTCTACAGTCTGCTGCAACTGGGCCTGCATCGCACCCAACTGGGCCTGCATCTGCGATGCCTTAGCCTTCTCCTGGATCGCAACCAGTCTCGGGTCTGGCTTATCCGGAGTCGGCGTCTCGTTGAAGAGGCCCTCTGGGTCGATATCCACCGTGCGCAGAATGCGCTGGTTGATCGCCAGCGGATTGTAGAGGTTCGGATAGGTCTGCTGAAGCTGCTGGAGGGCCTGCGCCTTGGCCACACGATGCAGCGACGTGGGATTGTTCGGATCGGCCACCGGAACCAGATCATGGTTCTCCAGGGCACTTAAGAGCATCTCCTTTTTCCAGGGCAATGTGGGGCGCTTGTTGTGCCGCCACAGCGCTTCTGGGTCTTCCTTGAAGCGCTCCTTGAGCAACTGGAATTCTTCGGCCTGGGCGGCATGAAGCCGCTTGTGGGCCGAGTCCATGATCTTGGTGGCCTGCTCGATCAGGGCCAGCGTGGTGCCAACTGGAGCATCCTGCTTGCCCTCGCCCACCTCCGTCTGGCCGGTCATGCCTAGACGCTGGCCCACCTCCTCGATGTGCGAGGTAAAGGATGTGATGGCCGCGCCGGGTTCCTTGTAGGGGAGCGCCATCACCATGGAGCGGATGTCTTGGCCGGGACCTCCATCGAGACCCACGCCGCCGCCAGGAGGCACCCGGAATTGATTGGTTAGCTGCCTGCCCAGCGCTTTGAGATAGAGGAAGCCCGGGAAGTTGGCGAACATTCCGGCATCGATGATTTCGCGCCACAAAGCCGTAAGCGCAATAGTGGTGTTGCCCAGAATGTGGATGAAGCCCAGGCCATAAAAGCCAAGGCCACGTACAAAGGGAAACTGCACAAAGAACTGCTTGGGCAGGGCCTGTTTGTCGTCTTCGTTCCAGTTTCTGATAACCGAGAGTACCTGCCTGGATTGCCTCTCGATGGTCACCCGATAGGGCAGCGGCAGGCCCTCTTTCCTGAGGTGCTTGGGCGCGAAGTCGTCCAGATCAAGCTCGCAGTAGATTTCCAGAATCTCGTAGTCGCGATCCTGGGGGCGTTGGACGTTGACATTCTCGCCTGCGATCTCAGCCTTCTTTACGTCTACGGGGGTCGGCTGCGGCGGGGAGGGGGTATTAAGCTCCACATCCCGGTACGCGCCGATAATCTGCATGCGCTTGAGGATGGATTTGCGCATCCGGATGCGATGCGTGATGCGCCCACAATTGGCCAGCGCAGTCGCAGCGTTGGATACAATCAGGTCCTCGGCGTCTACGCTCTCCGAGACCGGGCGCTGCCTCAGGGGACAATTAAAGACCTTCTTGAAGCCGTCACCGCCAAAGCCGATGTAGAACAGCATTCTGTCGGTGTCGGGGATGTATTCCTTCGCCGTCACCGTCAGGTAGTGGTTCATATCCTTTTCGAGGGCACCCGCCAGATCGTCGTCACTGATCGGCTGATCCTCAGGAGGAGGCGGGGGCGGGGCAGGCAGCGGCGGAGCCCCAGGAGCGCCTCCTGCGGGCCCTGGCATGCCCTGTGGCGGCCCTGGAGACGGTGCGGGAGGTGCAGCCCCAGGTGAGCCTGGAGCAGGCATGCCGTCCGGCACCATGCCCAGATTGTTCTCCTGGGACGGCGGCGGCAGGGCCACGGGCGGCATCGGCGGGGCAGGCTTCGGGTTCGGCACCGCGTCGTTGCGCACCTTGACCGGCCCTGAGGCAGGCAAAAGCTCGCCACGGGCGGTGGCCTGGAAGCGGATGGTGGATTCCAGCAGCAGGGGGTGCGTAACCTGGGACGTGCCCTCCATTGAGGCCGTTCCATCGACCGGGGCAGACTTAGGGTCATTCAGTTTGAGACCCAAAAGCTGGATTCCGCGTGCCCGGGTGTCCAGCCACTCCTTGCGGGACTGCACATCGCGGTCGAAGCCCTCCAGGAGATCAGCAGCGATGGTTTCCAGCGTCCCTTCGTCTATTTCGCCCGCCAAATTGGCGTAAAAGTCGCCTGAAATCTTCTTGTCTGGGTTCGAGAGGTCCGGATTGAAGTCGATGGTGACCGCACCGTCCGGATGTTCGATGGAAAGGACGCCATCTTTGACCGAAACAGGCGAATCAGGCCCCTGCGGGGGCACGTCAACGCTGGCGGGGCCCGGAAGGGCGTTTTCCGGCTGGACCAGCTTCAGTGCGGAGGGCCTGCGCGCCATTAATGGCCGCTCCTGAATGGATTCGTAAGGCTGATCACAAGAACCAGAAGACCGAGCGCGCCCAGAACGCCGACAAACACGGCCAGAACCACCAGAACATCACCCAATGTGATTGCGTGGTCCATTAATTCTGGTTCCGGTTGGCCCAGTTCATCATTTCTTGCTTGAAATACGGGTCAGTCGTCAGGCGGACAAAGCAGAGCCCCATAATGTAGGCTGGCATCGGGATACTCTCGCCTGCTGGGGGCTCCGGCACATGAAGCTGAAAGCCACCATCGGGGCTCCAGAACAGGGCTGCGCCTTCGGGAAGGGCTTGCGGGGAAAGGTCCTCCACAATCTTGCGTAACATATCGATGTTAGCCGGATTTGGCGGCGCTAGAATGCTCGCTGAGTTCTTTGCAGATTTCATCGAGTGGCTTCCTCCACCTTTTCAGCAAGACCAGATGCGAAATCCCCACCACATTCCCCACCTCATCACAGTGATGCCGGAAGCCCTGAACGTCATCGATGCGGGAGCATCCGCATCGGATGCAGTAGTCAGTCACAACCTCGAATTCGTGCTGTGCGCCTTGGCCCATGCCCTAGCCGGTTGGGTACAATGGTAATTGCTTGGGACGGTAAGCCATTTCCCTATCTAAATCTAGTGCCTGCTCGTCCCGACGCACCAAGATGCCGGTGTCTCGGAGGTACTTGAGCGCCTGGGAGACCGTATCCACCAAGTCGTCGTGGGAGACCTTGGGGAAGGCCGAGACCTGATCGATCACCTTGTCCACAAAGGTTCTACCCAGTGGGGCGTAGACCATCTTGTCCGCAAAGATATGCTGGACCGAATAAAGCCGGGCCACCTTGTCCTGGGTGTATCGGCCCTTATTGAGGTTGGGGAATTGGATGTTGAAGGGCGCATTGCCCGCAATGAGCCGGTAGAGTTCTTGCCCCACCGACAATCCCGAAGCCTTGGATTCCACCAATAAAAGATGGACCGGAAAGCGTGGCCTGCCTGCGTGCTTCTCCTGGCGTGTATTGGAAATAGGACTGACCGTACAAGTGGTTAGGATTTCCTCCACGAGGTCGTGTAGCTCGAATCTGCCCTCCCAGGCCCAGACCAGCATGATCTTCATGTTGCCGGTGCGGTATTCGCGAAAGACGCCCCAGATGGTCAGCGCGCTGGGATCGTTTTCCTCTTTCTCGGTGTAGGCCGTATCCACAGAGGCAATGAGGTACTCAAATACCGGGTAGGAATCCTCCTCCCAGTCCTGCCACCACTCCTCCTTGATGATACCGCCGCCTCTGGGCGTGGGGCTCTGCTGAAGTTGGCCCGCCGCTGCGAAGGGGCCTAGCTGGGCCTTGAGGCGGTCCACCTGCTCGCGGGGAAAGCGGGTGGGGCACAGAAGCTCGTCTTCCTCCTCGCGAGGGTCCTCCCAGAGTTGTTCTTTCTCGCCGTATTCATTCTTGGCGTAGGTGATGCAGTGCCTGGAGCGGTCGTGCTCCATGGGCAGCATCAGCCACGTCCAGTCGTTGTTGGGGTCCTTGTCCTTGATGTGGCCCGTTAAGTCTTCCTGGTGAAGCCTTTGCATGATCACCACAAAGGCACCTGTGGCCGGATCATTGAGGCGGGTGCTCATGGCCTCGTCCCACCACATGATGGTGGATTCGCGCACCAAGTCTGATTCGATCTCGGTGGCATTATGGGCGTCATCCACTAAAATGACCTGTCCGCCTTCCCCAGTTAGGGCCCCGTCTACAGACGTTGCGAGTCTGTACCCGCCCTTGTTGTTCTCGAATCGGCCCTTGGTGTTCACGTCCGAGGTCATCTGGAATCGCTCGCCCCAGATTTTCTTGAACCATGGCGATTCGATCAGGCGGCGGTTCTTGACCGAATCACGCAATGCCAGGGTCTGCGCATAGGACGCGCTGAGGAACTGGACGTGAGGGCCTGAGCAAGGACCCTGCACTGACTGCGCCCAGGTCCAGGCTGGCCATGCCACAGAGCACAGGGAGCTTTTGGAGGAGCGGGGCGGCACGTTGATCAGCAACCGCTTGATCTGGCCCCTGGTGACCGCCTCCAGGTGCTCTGCGATGGCCTCCAGATGCCAGCCGCCGACAAAAGGGGCGGGGTCAATGTACTTCCAGCCTGCCTGAAGGAACTTGTAGAGATCATCTTCACACTGCTCTCGCTCAGCCAGTTCCCTGTATTTCTTGGCTGCGGCTGCGAGGAGAAGGGCTTGGTTCATGAATAAGATAGTACATGACTGAGCGGTGAACGGAAGGCGGGGCAGACTTCGACCATCCCTGGCCGAAGTAGCCGGTCATGACTGATGGAGCCACGGCGCGCAGGCTTTCATGGTTGAGCGGAGATTATGGGCCGGGGTCAGCCTGTCGGTCCTTCCGCTGCTTCATCTGACGGTAGCTCATCGGGTCCAACCATCGGCCCGAATCACCTGCCTCTGTTTCAAGGCATCCTATTTGTGCTGGTAGGCTTGTCCCTCGCTGGCTCCCCGCTCTGTTCACGGAGGCACGCAGCCCGTCTGTTGGACTGTGTGATTGGCGGCTTGGGGCTTGCGTGGAGGACCTAGGAAGGGTATTTACTACCCATCGGTCCCTGCTGCCCAAGCAAGATATCCACCGATCACGCCCCCGGAGGTTTGCGCCTCGCGGGGGCTCCCTTTTGTGCCTCAGCCTTAGCCTCCCGTCAAGCCCCTGACATATAAGAGCAATTAACCCAGTTTGGGTTTGCGCTTGACAACTGCATTCCAAGTGACACATGATGGGCCACATCAACCGAGCGTGGAGGCTCGTCGTGTCCCTTAGAAACATGGCCATAGTATTGATGGTGCTGCACTTTTTGGTAGCAGCCTTCTGCTTTTATGTGGCGTATCTCTGCCTTGGCCCGCTGCATATGGGAGCATTCACCGAGGTGCTGGGCATCATCAATCTGGGCCTTGCGGCCGCAAATCTGGTTTGCATCCGCATGAACTGGCATACCTATAAGAGGTATTCTAATGCAGCGTCTTGAGTACCGAACCATCGACAAGCCGAAGTGCAGTCGCTGGCCAAGCAACTACTGAAACTGGAGGAAGATCATGGTTGATGTGACGAGAGTGGTGGAGAATTTGGAGAAGGCGCGAGACCTGATCGCGCGCCCGGGCGGTTACGCAAAGCATGTTCGGAAAACCCCTCGTAAAGAGGGTGGGTATGCTCACTGTGCCCTGGGTGCTTTGGATGCCGTGAGAGGAATTCTTGGGGCCAACAACCTAGAATTATGCGACCCACATATTCTTGCGCTTCATGCCGCCGTCCCACAGGGATTAAAGGGCAGTCATGATCCCCGTTGGGATATTGTGAATCATAATAATCTCACCGACCAGCAGACCGTCGTAAGCTGGTTCCAGCGCGCCATTGACATGCAGCGCGAGCATCCGATGGAGAAGGCCTAGTGCTGTCACGCGAGGACTGCGAACGCTACGAACTGATCCTGCACAAGGAGATATCCACCCGGCAGGGCCTTGGGGGTTACAGCCCGGATGCCCATACCATCCTGATGTTGTGCCAACTCACCTTCGAGTTGCTGCGGCACATCAAGGAAACCATTCCGGTCACCACGACCAAACGCTCAAAAGGAGCAAAGTAAAATGCAACATGATTTCATCCTTCTCGACCGCTCAGGCTCCATGGAAGCTCAGTGGACTGAGGCCATCAACTCGGTGAATACCTACGTCAAGAAGCTGGCCGAAGACAAAGTGGATACCGGCGTGACGCTGGCCGTCTTTGATAGCGAAAGCGGGAAACTGGACTTCCAGATTCTGCGGGACCGCATCACGCCGCAAACCTGGAAAGCAGTCGATCCGACCGAGGCCCCGCCTCGCGGTATGACCCCGCTGAATGACGCCACCGGCAAGATCGTCGCCCTCGCCAACGCAGGCGGCTACGACAAGGTGGCCATTATCATCATGACGGATGGCCACGAGAATAACAGTCGCGAACTCTCGGTGGAGCAGGCGAAGAAGCTGCTCGATGCATGCCGCGCCAAGAACTGGCAGGTGATCTTCCTGGGCGCAAACTTCGATAATGCGGGGCAAGCCGCAAGCTACGGCAACCTTGCTGCCAGCACTGTGCAGTCCTCCGTGCGAAATTATGGAGCAACCCTATCGACTATGGCCAGCAAGCGCGGCACCTATGGTGCGACTGGTCAGGCGATGGCCTTCACAGACGAAGAGAAACAGAAGCTGAAGCAGTAATGACCGAGAAGCAGATCGACCTTGAGGAAGCCATCGCGGCCTTCACGAAGGAGCGCGATGAAGTCCTCATGTCGAAGGATGTAGACCGGGTTATTGCTTTTCAGAAGAAGCATAACCCAGGCTATCCCGGCCCCACTGATCATAAAACGGCTGAGATCGGCATGCACAAGGCCATTACGGCGTGCCTGTCTCTGCCTCTCAAAGTCCGGATGGAATCGCGTGAATGGCTAAAGCAAAAGGGGTTTCGAAGTCTGGACAGCGGGACGCTCCCCGACGAGCTACATTAGCCACTGAGCGGCTCACACTGGAGCCACACCGTGCCAGCCTCGTGACTGCCACCCAGGTGGCATGGCTGAATGATCCAGAGAATGTCCGATACTCCGAACAGCGGCATAGCAAGCACACAGAGGAAAGCCAGCATAATTACCTCAATAGCTTTCCGGCCAACTCGCACATCTGGCTTATCAAACATCAAGGCCGTTTCGATATAGGGACTATCTCAGCCCACATCGATGAGCATAACCGCATCGCCAATATGGGCATCCTTATTGGCAAGGAGCATTGGGGCCAGGGCGTAGGCCGTGAGGCATGGTCCGCAGTCATGACCTTTCTCGAAAAGCAGTGCCACATGCACAAGATCGAGGCTGGGTGCTACACATCAAACCGCGCCATGGTGAGGCTAGCGCTGGCTGCTGGCATGCAGCCGGATGGCGTGCGCTATGACCACTTCCTGTCCGAGAACGGCAGACCTATCGCTCTCGTCCACTTTGCAAAGTTCTTCCCATGAAGGTCATGCTCCTCACCACAAGACCAGACCTGATCCAGCATATCTTCAAGGATCACACTATTCTCACGCAGGCCCATAACCAGCCCTTCGTTGATTGCGACTACGTGATCAGCTATGGCCACAGGCACATCATCAAGCCGGAGGTGATCGAGAAGTATCGCGGCCGTATTTTTAATGTCCATTGGTCATTGCTCCCGTGGAATCGCGGGGCAGATTGCAACCTATGGTCCTGGTTCGATGACACCCCCAAAGGCGTAACAGTCCACCACATCGATGAAGGTCTGGACACAGGTGATATCGCGCTCCAACTCAAGGTTAGGTTCCTCAACCCTGAAAAAGAAACCCTCGAAAGCAGCTATCGGCACCTCCAGGATCACGCCCTTTTTGCCCTTGAGTCTGTTTGGTCCTGGATTGTGGCAGGGAAAGAGATACCGGCGATTAAACAAGAGGGTAAAGGCACCTTGCACCGGGTTAAAGATCGAGAAAAGATAGTGCTCCCGGCCGGATGGAAAACCCCTGTGGAGTTCGTGGAAGACATGGGGAGGATCAGCCGTGGGCAAGCAATCGGAAATCGTTAGAGAGTCGGAAGGTAACAATTGGCATAAGCGTAACCGTGGAAAGTCGCGCGTTGATGATCCTGTGCTCAGGGAAATCTTCTCCAACGACCGCATCAAGCCCAAGAACATTCTGGAGGTGGCTTGCGGCAATGGCTGGCGGCTCGATGAGCTACACACCCGCTATGGACCCGAATCCTGTAAGGGATGCGACCTATCCTGGGATGCCATTGAGGAGGGCCGCAGGCGCTATCGTGAGCTAGGCCTGCGTGTCGGCAGCGCTGATGTGCTGGGCTACGGCCCAGGTAGCTTCGATCTCGTGGTCCTGGGCTTTTTTCTCTATCTGGTGGACCGCGAGGACCTGTTCAGGATCGTCTCCGAGGTGGATCGCGTGCTCGAAGATAAAGGCGTTCTGGTTATCCACGACTTTATGCCAGAGGAGCCGCACACCAAGGACTACGCCCACGACTCCCGCATCACCACATACAAGATGCCATACCACAATCTGTGGCTCGCCAATCCTGCGTACCTGCTGGAGCAGTTTGTGATCTTCGGCAAGGGCGAAGGCCGCGAGGGTGTCTTTACGCTGCGCAAGGACCTAACGCGCGGCTGGCCGAGGAGGGAGTCGTGAAGGTTGGTATCATTGGCTTTGGGTCGATTGGCAGGCGGCATGCTCATAATCTTCTTGAGCTTGGGCATACCATTTATGTCTACGATCCGGATGACAGCATGGGGCGCTCTGTTGAGTCAGAGCAAGAGTTGATCGAGAAGTCTGATGCTGTGGTTATTGCAAGTCCGACAACCCACCATTTCGCTCACTTGCTTATGGCAAGGGATAAGCCTGTTTTTGTAGAGAAGCCCATAGCCGCGACTATGGATCAACTGATTATCCTTGGAGGCAAATCCTATCCATTGATGTGCGGCTATAACCAGCGCTTTAATAGCGCGGTAAAGCAAGCCAAGGCATGGCTGGATGGTGGGCTTATAGGCTCTCCCACATGGGCTACATTCTGCTGTGCTCAGTATAACGATAAGCCGCAGTATCTACGTGATGGCGTAGTCTTGAACTGGAGCCACGAGATTGATCTTGCCCTTTATCTGTTGGGCCCTGCGAAGGTTCACTCGGCGGCCGTAAGCGGTGGCGAGCATGACGATGCGGCCGATATTCTGTTGTCGCATCAGCGCTCCGTCATCAGCCACATCCACCTGGATTATGTGACGAAGCCAGAGCGGCGCGGCTTCGCCATTGGCGGCCCAGGAGGCTGGATCGAAGTAAATCTGCCGGAGCGCAGAGCTACATTGCATGTCCCAGAAGCTGAAGAAGGCGCTCTTCATTACTGGGACACCGAAGGCAGCTACGATCAGGACTACAAGGACGAGATGCAGGCCTTTATCGATAGGATCGATGGCAAGGAGACAATCGGGTGCACGGGACAGGAGGCCCTGGACGTGCTGGAGATATGTCTGAAGGTGCGCGAAATGGGAGGATATCGGTGAGGGCGCTGCGGTTGGCTGGGATGAGATTCGGCCGTTTAACGGTTATAGAGCGGTGGAAGAATGTCGAAGGCCGATCTGCGTGGCTTTGTTCTTGTGACTGCGGTAAGCCCCATATCGCTATGGGAAAACTGCTGAATAGAGGCCATACAAAATCATGTGGATGCCTCAAGTTGGACGGATCGGCTCGTGTAATACATGGCCATTCTCGACGAGGAAGAATGTCCAGAACATATAAATCCTGGGCTAAGATGATAGAGCGCTGCACAAATCCAAATTGTAAGGATTATCCAAACTACCACGGACGAGGCATTACGATTTATGAGCCGTGGATGAAGTTTGAAAATTTTCTTAATTATATGGGAGAATGCCCAGAAAAACTAGAATTAGACCGGGTAGACCCAAACGGAAATTATGAACCAGGGAATGTGCGTTGGGCTGATGAGTATACGCAGTCGATAAATCGGAATTGGACACAATGGATTGCCATTGAAGAAGAAATGGTTCCGATGAAAGTCGCCTCCCAAAGACTTGGATTGAGCTATGCCAAGCTCAAAAAGCTCACATCAATACTCGGTCTCTCGGGACAACAAGCTGTCACGGCTCTTTTAGAGGGAAAAATCTAGTGAAAACGGTTGCGATTGTCATTGCAAGGATTGGCAGCACTCGTCTGAGGGGGAAAGTGTTGATGTCCCTTGGCGGGGGTGTTGTTTTAGATTGGGTAACGGGGTCTGCATATAGCATTCCCGGCGTCAACGAGGTGTGGATAGCCACCAGCACTCTCGAACAAGACAATGTAATTGAAGAGTGGTGCAAAAAGAAAAGCATTAAGTGTTTCAGGGGTAGCGAGACTGATGTTTTGTCTAGATTTACAGGAGCAGCCATCGCTGCGGAGGCGGATGTTGTAATTCGTCTGACAGGGGATTGCCCCTTTATTGATCCGCGCGTTGTGGGCGAGGTTGCGGCCCTACGAGAGGCCACAGGAGCCGACTACGCCTCCAATATCGACCCGCCGACATGGCCTGACGGACTCGACTGCGAGGTGATGACGGTTAAGGCACTCAAGGAGGCCAACGAAAAGGCCACCAGACCCTCTGATCGCAACACCGTGACGCAATACATCCTGCGTAACAGGATGCGCTACAAGATCGTGAACCTGACTTGCCCGCTTCCGGACATGCACAAGGAGCGATGGGTGCTCGACACCCAGGATGACTATCATCTGTGTCAGATACTGGCTGAAAAGTGCCTGGATTTCTCGTATCTGGGCATCAAACGCTTTCTGGATAAGAACCCAGAGTATCGCAATCTCAACAAGTATCATCCGCGCAATGAGCGCTTCTGGGATGAGCTTGTGGTTGAGGAGCCGGTGAAGCGCGAGCACACGGTCTCCCATGCCATGCTGGGCGTCACGGAGCGCCTCATTCCGCTGGGTACGCAGACCTACTCCAAGAGCAAGCTCCAGTATCCCGTGGAGTCGCCCTTATTTGTCACACACGGCAGCGGAGGACACGTCTATGACGTTGATGGGAACGATTATGTCGACCTTGTGGGTGGTTTGCTCCCAGTTATTCTGGGTCATCGGGACCCTGATGTTGATCGTGCTATCCGTATGCAGCTTGATCGTGGGATCAGCTTTAGTCTCGCCACCGATCTAGAGCATAAGCTGGCCGAGAAGCTGAATCGTTACATTCCATGCGCTGAGATGGCGCGCTTTGGCAAGAACGGCACGGATGTCACCAGCGCTGCGGTGAGGCTTGCCAGGGCCATGACCGGCCGCGACCATATTCTGAGTGCGGGCTATCACGGCTGGATGGACTGGGCCATCGCGCGGGACCCGGTGCGCAACATCGGCGTGCCCGAAGGCATCCGCGACTTCACCACCGTCATGCGGCATGGCGATATCACGTTTGCCGAGAAGGCTTTGGTCACCAAGCGCTTTGCCTGCGTCATTGTGGAGCCGGAGACCGATCCAGAATTCCTCGCAAGATTGCGCGTTCTCTGTAATCTCACTGGCACGCTGCTGATCTTTGATGAGATCATCACGGGATTCCGGTTTGGCCTGGGGGGAGCGCAGAAAGTCTGGGGGGTTACCCCTGATCTGGCCACCTTCGGCAAGGCCATGGGCAACGGCATGCCGATCAGCGCCCTGGTCGGTAAGAAAAAGTACATGAAGCTGATGGATCAGGTCTGCTTCAGCGGCACGTTCTTTGGCGAGACGCTCTCGCTCGCCGCCTCGCTCGCAGTTATCGAGAAGATGGAGCGTGAGCCCGTGCATGATGCGCTGATGGCGAAGAACCGCGAGATTTCCACGCTGGTCTCCTTCATGCAGGAAAAGCACGGCATCCACTGCCTGCGCATCACGGGTTCTTATTTCTCGCGCGTGAACTTCATAGCCGTTGGCATGAACACCGCTGAGGATATCAAGACGTTGTACATGCAGGAGATGATCAAGAACGGCGTGCTCATCATCGCCAGCCACAACTTCATGTACGCCCACAATGAAGCCGACATGCGCCGCATCGTAAACGCCTATGACCGGACGCTGGGTGTGATCAAGAAGGCTGTGGCCGAAGACAAGGTGAAGAGTGATATCGTTGGGCCATCCATTGCGGCGACTGCAAGCGTGAGAGTGTCATGAACATTGCGCAACACACAACCATCGGTCTCATAGAGGAGACACGTCGTCACAATAATGGGCTGTGGATGGAGCTTTTGCGCATCGCGCTTGAGAAGGCCCCCGAAGAGACAAGGACTGTATTGCGGCAAATTAATCAGAATGATCGGTTCATTGCCGATCAAATGATGAAACTCGGAGAGATACCTTCGTGATCATTAACGGCCGCAAGATTGGTCCTGGCGAACCTCCATATATGATTGCGGAGATTAGCGGCAATCATCAGGGCTCGTTTGAGAAAGCAGCCTATCTGATGGGCCTAGCTGCTGGAGCAGGAGCAGATGCCGTCAAAATTCAGTGCTATACCGCTGATAGTCTAACAATTGATAGTGATGGGTCCGACTTTATCATTAAGGAGGGCCCATGGAAGGGCCGCAAGCTTCACGAACTTTATCGCAAGGCCCAGACACCTCCCGGCTTGGTAGAGAGTATTTTCCATCTCGCCAAACAATATGGCCAGACAGTTTTCTCCTCTGTCTTTGATAAGACCGGGCTTGAGCTTTTAGAGAGCTTGGAGTGCCCAGCCTATAAGATAGCCAGCATGGAGATTGTGGATATTCCTTTGATCAAGGCTGTGGCCAGAACAGGAAAGCCGCTCATTATCTCGACTGGCATGGCCTCTGAGGAGGAGATTGATGCCGCAATGGTGGCGGCAGGAAATAATGCCACGGCGCTAGCGTGCATTAGTGGCTATCCTACGCCTGTGGCTGAGGCCGATTTGAGAAAGATCGGACGTTCGCATTTTGTGACAGGAATTTCAGACCATACCGTGGGCGTGGAGATACCTATTGCTGCGACTGCGCTTGGTGCATCTATTATCGAGAAGCATTTTTGCGTCTCGCGTGAGGATGATATCGAGGACGCTGAATTCAGCATGGAGCCCGAAGAATTCAAAGGTATGTGCAAGACTGTGCGCGATACCTGGACTGCGATAAACACGCCTAGGGCACCAACCAGTCAAGAATCATCAAAGCAGTTCCGCCGCTCGCTCTATGTCGTGGAGAACATGGAGGCCGGAGAGATATTCACCAATGAGAATGTCCGCTCGATCCGTCCGGCCTATGGACTTCCCCCAAAAGAGCTTCCCAAAATTCTGGGCAAGCACACGATCCGGAGACTTAAGCGCGGCCAAGCCCTAACCTGGGAGATGATCAGTGCCTAAGGTCTGGAACATGCGGGACAGGCATAGACCTGCTAACGCGGTCTATGTCGGCAGGCCAACCAAGTGGGGAAACCCCTATGTGGTCGGTAAGGACGGCACGCGCGAGGAATGCATCGAGAAGTATCGCAAGCACTTCTCCGAAGCCTTAGTCTGCGCTGAGGTACATGATCTGAAGGGCAAGGACTTGGTGTGCTGGTGCTCACCGCTGCCGTGCCATGCCGATATTCTGCTGGAGAAAGCCAATAAATGAAGAGCGTGCTGATTACGGGGGGCTCGGGAGCCTTTGGCGACGCCTTTGTGAGACGGCTGCTGCTCGACCTGAGCGTCCAGCGTATTGTGGTCTTCTCGCGTGGGGAATTTCGACAGTTTCAACAGGCTGAAGCACTCAAGGTTCGCGCCCGCTCTGAGATCACTCGTTTCATGATCGGAGATGTACGCGACAGGGACCGACTACGGCGGGCCATGGAAGGTATCGAGGTTGTGGTTCATGCTGCGGCCCTCAAGCGCATCGAGGTCGGTAATTATAATCCGGTCGAAATGGTCAAGACCAATGTGGATGGCGCGATCAACGTGATCGAAGCAGCCCAAGACGCTGGCGTGAAGAAGGTGGTCGCGCTCTCCAGCGACAAAGCCTTTGAGCCGGTGAGCCCCTATGGCTGCTCCAAGGCGCTGGCTGAGAGCATCTTCCTGGCCGCAAACAACACCACAGGCTGGAAGGGGCCCAGGTTTGCTGCCTGCCGTTATGGCAATGTCTGGAACTCGACTGGCTCAGTCGTGCCCGTGTGGCGGGCCATGATTGCGAAGGGCGCGACCGTGCTTCCGGTGACCGATCTAGAATGCACAAGATTCTTTATGCGGATGTCCGAGGCTGTGGACTTGGTTCTATCCACAATCCAAACCATGAAGGGTGGCGAACTGGCCATCCCGACACTGCCAGCCTACCGCCTGGGCGATCTTGCGGAGGCGCTAGGTGTGCCGGTGCGTGTCACAGGGCTTCCGACATGGGAGAAGCGCCACGAATCCATGGCCAAGGGCAACAGCAGCGACAAGGCACGGCGCATGAGCGTGGCTGAGTTACGGCAGGCCCTCCAGGATACTTGACACTAACCCATTTCGGGCTATCTTTTGCCGATGGTTTCGCTTTATAAACGAGCTACCCCATCGCAACGTCGCATCTTGCGCGCTGTGGAAGGTGCGATTAAAAATACGTCAGATGCTCACCCTGAATTTCGACCATCTCCGCAACTGGCCCGGTCTATCGCTAAACGGGCCGCAGGAACACTGACAGCCCAGTGGCTGGATGTGTTGACGGTTATGCCGTCAGAAAACGCCGACGCAGACACCTGTGCATCTCACGGCGTTCGTTCCTCTCAGGTATCAAGGGGGATGAGAAGGGGGTCGCAGAGATTGTCTTATCTGCGACCCCCACTGCGATTGCTACAGAAACAGTTCTCCAAAGAGATTGGAGAAGCCAAGAGGGCGGGCCAGATAGAACGAGCAGAAACGCTCATTCATGTCATGCGTTCTATCGCTGCATTGGAGAAAAGATCATGACTGTTCTGGCCATCGACGGCGGTCCTGCGGCCATCAAGCAGTCTCTCCGGCCCTTCAACACGATAGGGCCGGAGGAGATCAGCATGGCCACATCCGTGCTGCGTGCTGGGCCCCTCAGCGGTTACCTGGGGGGCGAGCTACACGGCGGCCTGCGTGTCGAGGCGCTGGAGCAGACCTTCGCGGATATGATCGGCTCTAAGCATGCGGTGGCTGTGAATAGCGCCACGTCAGGATTGCTGGTGGCCTGCATGGCGGCAGGCGTATTTAAGGGTTATGAGGTGATCACATCGCCCTATACCATGAGCGCCACAGCGGCTGCCCCAGCGTTCCTGGGCGCGAACATCAAGTTCAATGACATCGAAGCCAAGACCTTCAATATGGATGGCGTGCCTGGGACCAAGACCAGGGCTATCATCGTGCCAAACATCTTTGGCCACCCAGCCGAGTTGGCACGCTGGAAGCGTCACTGTGGCGCGAAGACCATCATGATCGAAGACAATGCGCAGGCTCCCTTTGCCATGGAGGACGGCAAGTATGCTGGCACTGTGGGTGATATTGGTGTGTTCTCACTTAATGTGCATAAGCATATTCAATGTGGAGAAGGAGGACTCTGCGTTACTGACAACGACGTTCTGGCTGATCGGATGCGGCTATATCGTAATCATTCTGAGTTGGCTGATACCGTCGTTCCGGGTCTTAATCTTCGGATGACCGAGATCACGGCCGCTATCGCCCTGGCGCAGTTATCCAAGCGCGAGGCGATCATCACAGGCCGCATCGAACTGGCCGAAGAGCTAACGCACATGGTCAAGGACATTCCGTGGATCATGCCGCCGATCCAGCGCGAGGGCTGCAAGCACGTCTATTATATGTGGGCGGCTGAGGTGGTCAGAGACCGCGACTGGGTAGTGAAGGCTCTGAGGGCGGAGGGCGTGCCGGTGCGTGCTGGCTATGTGGAGCCGCTCTATAACCTCCCGGCCTTCAAGCGCTTCAAGGGGCACGGCAGCTTTCCGATCACGGAAGAGGTCAACTCCAAGCTGATGCTCTTCGAGGTTTGTGCCTACGATCCCAGTCGTAGCCATATGAAAGCCATGGCCGAAGCCTTCAAGAAGGTGGGTGATGCGCTGGAGAAGCGGCAGGAGGCCGCCTAGAGAGCCCGATAAAGAGCGCTCTTAGAGACGCCTAGCTTCTCTGCTGCCTTGCGTACAGTCATCTCGGGGTCGGCCACCAGCAGATCATTGGCGCGCTCCAGAACCTCCACGGTGACCTTGCGGGGCCTGCCGAACTGGACGCCGCGTTCCTTTGCGGCCTTCACGCCAGCCTGGACACGCTCCCGGATCAGGGCGCGCTCGAACTCAGCCAGTGCTGCGAAGATGCCGAAGATCAGGCGGCCCTGCGCTGTGGTGGTGTCGATAGGCGCGGTCACCACCTTGAAGCCCACGCCTCGCTCATCCAGCGACTGCACCGTGGTGATGAGATCAAGCATGGAGCGGGAAACACGATCAAGCTTCCAGCAGACCAGAGTATCTCCCGTGGAGATATACCTGCGGCACTTCGCCCATTCTGGGCGGTCCATATTCTTGCCGGAGGCTTTGTCGGAGTAAATCTTCTCACAGCCCGCCTCCTTCAGGGCCTTGATCTGGAGGTCCAGGTTCTGCTCAGTCGTTGAGACGCGAGCGTACCCGACGATCATTGCAGCGTCCTCCTGTCAGGGTGGACAGCCTTAATGTCCTTAACGGACTCTTTGGCGAGAGTGATTAGGTTGCTCTTGTTGCACCACTCCTGCTCCTCTGCGGTAAGCTCACGCAGACTGAGATCGTCGGTGAAGGCCATGAGGTGGCCGCAGTAGATACAGATGGTGAGATCGCCGTCTTTCGGCATGGCGTTGTTGGTGACGTTCGTTGCACCATTCAGCACACCATGACAGCGCAAGCAGTCATGACCGGGCATCTTGTAGTCTTTCATGGGCTTATCCTCCGTGTCCTAAAAGATGTGGGATGCAGGTCTTGAAGTCAAGGACAGAATGGGTTACTTGATGCGTCGGAGAGTGGAGGACATTAACGATGCGAGATATCAGCAGGACCACGACGGATGCATCCTTTAACCGGGATCGCAGCCAGGAGAAAGAGCACTATCGCGATACCTGGGGCGCAGACGTGTGGAAGCGGGACGGCCACAGCACGGCCGATTGCGATATCACAGTCCAGCAGCAGGCCCGCATCCTCTTCATCCAGAATGTGCTGGGTGCCTTTGGCGAGAACGAGGGCATCACCCTCAAGCGCAAGTACACCATCTCCAGCGATGTGCTGAGCATTCTGGATGCGCTGTATCCAGCGCTGACCGAGGCCAGCGTGATGGGGCTCTATGAGCGCTCCACCATCCTCACGGCCGAGTGCCAGGGCATCCCGGTCTTTATCGATATCTACCAGAACGAGGGCGGGGATGCGTCGTCCAGACCTACTGGGCTCAGTGTCGGCCGCGCCAAGGTGGCGCGCTCCAAGGACATCTATGAGTTCCAGGTCCTGGTGACTTCGAACCGGCAGGGCTGCGAGCTTGTCTTTGACGTGCTGGACAAGGCGTTTGCCCAGGAGCACCACTCCATCGTCAAGTGGTGGTACAAGGGGGCGCGTGGTCCGGAGACGCGCATTGTGCGGCTACCTGCGCTCAAGACTGAGTTGCGCAGCGAGTTCTATCCGGACCTGAGTGATCCAAAGCAGTTCCTCCAGGATTACCTGGACAGCGAGGCAGCGATCCTGCTGCTGGCCGGTCCTCCCGGCACGGGCAAGACCACGCTGCTGCGCCACCTGATCTGCGATCACAAGCTGACGGCCCATGTCATCTATGACGAGGACCTGATGCGCAATGACACGGTGTTCCAGAATTTCCTGTTCGAGGCGGATGGCGACATTCTGGTGATTGAGGATGCGGACACCATCCTCGCCTCACGCGAGGCTGAGGGCAACAAGCTGATGAGCCGCTTCCTCAACGTATCGGATGGCTTGATCAAGCTGCCGGACAAGAAGGTGGTGTTCACCACCAACATCAGCGACTTCGGCCGCGTGGATGATGCGCTGCTGCGGCCGGGCCGGTGCTACGGCGTGGTGCATACCCGCACGCTCAACCTGCCGGAGGCCCAGGCGGTGGCCAAGGTGGCTAGCCTGCCGGTGCCGACGAACAAGGGGGAGTACACCCTGGCTGGCCTCTTCAACCAGCATCAGGGCGGGGCACCCGTGCGTCGCATCGGCTTCTCTGGGAGGTAGGACATGACTTATCTCTACGAGAACTCAGGCATCTGGGACATTAAGGATAGGGCTGAGGTGCAGACGCCACCGGCTGGGATATCCGATGTGCAGTACCAGCAGTGGTGCCGCAGGGTGCCAAAGCCGGTGCTAGGCCGGATGATGCGTGCTGTCCAGACACTCAAGATCGTGGACACGATCCGGATGTGGTCCGAAGATGGGTCCTGATCCCACCCACGATCATTTGTGGGTGAAGAGCAGGAAGGTGCCAGTCATGGATAGACTGGGCGTGACCCAGGTGACGATGGTCTGCGCGCGTTGTGGTGCAGACTGGCAACGACTCAACACCAAGGTCCATAATGCCACCCGCACTATGCGATGGGGCTACGGGAGCGCGATAACCCACATCAATGATGTTGATCAGTACGGGAGGCTAAGGCGATGAAGATGAACCGGAGAGGACTGCTGGTTGGCCTGGGAGCCTCGCTCTTTGCAGCGCCAGCCATCGTGCGTGCCGGTAGCCTGATGCCGGTGAAGGTGATGCGGGATATCCGTGTCGCTTATGATCCCTTGACCGAGACCGTGGCCTATAACGTTATGGGCTTCGATCACATGGGCATGCGGGTCTACGAGACAATCCTGGTGCCACGCGTGCTCCACGATGCCTCCAGTATCGGGTCCATCGCCTACATCGCAGACCATACCGAGATGGTGCGCAGGGTGACCTCGTTCGATTATCACGACGGCAAGACGGGTGAGGGCGGGATTTATCTCAGCCCTGAGGTTGTGATTGGGCCGGGGATTAAGCCTCCGCCCAGCGAGAAGGGGATTCTGTATAAAGGACATTGTGGAATTGACCTGCCGCTGGGGGAGAATCCATGGGCACGAGCAAGCGAGGTTGCGTGGACTGTGGTCGAGCCATCCTGATCTACAATCCACGCTGGAAGACATGGTGTAGACCCCAGGACGACGATCACGATCTCTGCCAGAAGTGCTGGAAGGCAGAGCGGGATAGGAGGAGGACGCACGATGAGGACGATCTTGATCTGCGGCGGTCGTGACTTCGATGACGTAGCGCTCCTCACAGGCAGGCTTGATGCCATTCACCTGGAGGGTGATGGGATCATTCACGGCGCTGCTCGGGGCGCAGATAGGCTGGCAGATGAGTGGGCCAAGGACAGGGGCGTGCCCGTCAGGTCCTTTCCGGCCGACTGGAAGAAGCACGGCAAGGGAGCGGGGCCTATCCGTAATCAGCAGATGCTGGACGAGGGCAAGCCGGACTTGGTGGTGGCCTTCCCGGGCGGGACAGGCGCAGCCGATATGGTCAGGCGTGCCCGGAAGGCGGGGATACGGGTGATCGAGGTGGATGGAACTGGGGAGGGGGTGGGGCGTTAGGATGGCAGCCCTGGAGGGCACGCCATCATGCTCGATATCCTGGTCTACCTCGCCATCTTCATCATCCTCGCCATCCTGGTCTGGTGGCTCCTCTCCCAGGTCACGCTCCCGGAGCCCCTGAACAAGATCGTGATGATCGTCTTTGTGGTCATCTGCGCCGTCGTTCTGATCGGCTTCCTGCTCAACATGACAGGCGTAGGCCCGCCCATGCGGCTCAGATAAATTAGTCAGATGTGAGCACTAACGCACAGACAGGTGTCACACACAGGGCCTAGGCTCCTCCCTCACACACAGGAGGAGTATCCATGGTCAGTTTCCAACCCGAAGAGCTTCAGAGCCTAGGCACCCGGTTCGATCAGATAGAGGCCCACCTAGGCCTCACCGGAGCCGCCTCCCACAAGCTCGCCCTACACCTGATAACAGAGGCAATAGCGCTTAAGGTTAAGACTGACGCTTTCGGAGTAACAGGCCTGTAATCTGGCCCGCCAAGAAGGCCCGCACATCGTCAGGGATCACCCCATCCTTTATGGTATCCAGGATGGCCCAGGCCTCATCCAGGTCAGCATTCATGCCTGGAGGATACCTAGAGGGGTACCGCCTGCCCTTTACAGTCACGTAGCCGTCGTCAACCTTGCTCATGCCTTGACTCCAAGTTTGGCCCGGTAGCGCTTCTGAGCCGCTGCCTTCTTAGCCCGCCGTTCCTTGCAGGTCGGGCACTCATGAAAATGGTGGAGGACTGGTAGCTCGCCCTTGGCGATGCTTACCGCCTCCTGTGCAGAGGCCAGGATTTTCTGGCCAACTGTTTTTGGCTCAGGGCTAGAGGGACCCTTTTTCAGGAGGGCCAGGGACCCTTCCACATAGTCCAGCAGGTGGCCCCTAATCATATTTTTACGGAGCCTCTCTGCAAGCTCGATCAAGGCATCTCTATCCATGTAGATGCTACCTCATGTAGATACTACAGTTATGTAGATACTACTGGGTAGTTGCTACGTCAAGGGGACCCGTAAGGAAATTTGGGTCCTGTGTTCGGGGTGTGAGGAGACCTGGACCCGGGCCCCCTCGCCCCCGGCAGCGGGTCCCCCGGGTATGCACCGGACCCAGTTGGCCGTCCACAATCCAGAATAAAGGCCGCCTGTGCGCTAAAGCGCTTCGAGGTAGACAGCCCTAGCTTCTATCCACATAACGCATCAGCGGCCATTGTAGACCGATTGTGGGCCTATCGGCCTTGTGCTCGCACTGTTCGCCATTCCAGAATGTCCACATTAGTTCACTATGATGGACTAGACTAGTCGCACTAGGGCTAGTGCCATTCGTGCTAAGCCATTGATATGATTATGCTAAGCCTCGCCTAGTGTGCCATGTGCGATAGCGGCCATGGCTTCAGCGTGGCGTGCTAGCTCTGCAAGCGCCATCTCCCGCATTCCCTCACTCACATTCAATTGCTCATGGCTGTAGGCCTTCAGCATTGTATCGGCATAGTCCGCTGTACTATCCACACTCTCGAATGATCCAGGCGTGCCATGCTCATGACGTTCGACTTGAATGCCTAAAACCTTAGCGATTGCGCTCTCTGCGCCTGTAATCGCAGTCGGGTTTCTATCCTCTTCAGCTATCTGGCTGGCCAATGCCATGCGCTCCACAATGACCTCGATAGTCCGTCCTTTCTTGCGTGCTATCTGCGCTTGAATTTCACGCACTCTATCTGTGATAGGCTTAACTCGCCTTAACAGCCTAGATGCTGCCGCCTCTGCGCTGTTACCGGGCTTTGCTAGATAGCCAGCGTTGCGGTAGGCCGTGCTCTGCGCTTGCTCTAGCCTTGTCTCGCCTGCCAAGGCCGCAGCAATGCACTGCGCGAAGCGTTCATGTCTGGGATTAGCTAGCGCTGGCATGCCGTGTTCCCCGTTGGGGCGCGGACTAAAGCCGCGCAATGATTAGTCTGTACTATCAACGGCTTGGCACAATAGCGGATTATGGGCGCGCAATCAAGCTTGGCGCAGTGTCCCATAACCCATTGATTTACCGTCCATATTATTTACCCCATTGCACCTAACCCAATCTGTGTCATACCTCGCATTGGCCGCGTGATTCCTGCGCGGCAAAACGGGAGACTTGGGAAATGGCTATTCGAACGTACCTCATAACAATTGAGGTTAGCGCGCCTCACACTACGACTGAGGCTGAAATATCAAACGCTATCAATGCGGCCTTAGATGAACCGCCTTGCGATTGGCAAGACTGGACTGTTGGCGCGGCCAACGTGACCGGCGTTCGCCTCGATCAATCCATTGAGGAGGCCTAAATCATGGCACGTACACCATCAATGACGCCGCAAGAATGCGAGGCCCTGCTAGGTCCGCGCGGCCGTCTATTCGTCACTGCCGACAACGTACACAACGCGCGCAAATGGCTCACTGCTAACGGCGTTCCGGGCATGTATGCCGCAGGCCTTGCGCGGGCTGCTATCGCGTCTGTCTATAATGACTTGTCCAATGCCAAGCTTGAACAAGCCAAGCTTAAGGCACAGGAAGCTGATGATATCGATTGCAATAGTGCCGCCGCTGCAATTCTATCCGCCCCACCTTCGGACGAAGCGATTGCACAAGCGCAAGCCTTCGGTGCTCCACAAGCCGCGCCAGCGCCACAGAACAACGATGCAAATCGCATTGCCGCAGTCGTTGCGGCCGTCATGTCCAGCATGGGCCCGCAAGTCGATATGGCTCAAATCGGCCGCGATATCGACGCGCGACTCAATTCGCTGCTCCCTAACTTGCAGCGTCAGGTGGAAGCCAAGCTCGAAGAGCTAGCAGAAAACGCGGCCATTCGCATTGAGGTTAAGGCGCACGACTCGGACGAATTCGTGCAATTGGAAGGCGCGCACCATCCACAATTCGCCAAGCTCCTCAAGGCCGCCGCATCGCGTCAGGCCGATGGTTTCCATCCGAATATCTGGATTTCAGGTCCGGCAGGCTCGGGCAAAACCTACGCCGCGAAGACTGTGGCCAAGGCCTTGGGACTCGCTTTCGAATACAATGGCGCGTTGTCGATGCCGCATGAATTGCTCGGGTTCATTGACGCAGGCGGCACCTATCATGAAACGCCATTCCGCAAGGCCTATAGCAGCGCTGCTGTTTACCTGTTTGACGAAGTCGATGGCTCGGACAATACCGCATTGCTTGCGCTCAATGCAGCGCTTGCCAATGGCCGCGCGTCATTCCCTGACGGGCAAGCGGAACGGCATGCCGACTCGGTAATCATCGCCACGGCCAACACATGGGGGCTCGGCGCGACGGCCGATTACGTTGGCCGCGCCAAAATCGACGCTGCGTTCCTCTCTCGGTTCCCGGTCCGTATCCAATGGGATTACGATACCGATATGGAACAATCCATCTCGGGCAATGCAGGCTTTGCCAAGCGCGTCCAAAAGGCACGCGAGAAGGCCAAGGCGGCGGGAATCAAGGTGCTGATCGATCCACGCGCTTCCATCGCTGGCGCGGCTTTGATTGCTGGCGGTTTCTCTTCCGACGAAGCGGCCAGCATGACCTATCTGGCCAATCTCACGGTTGAACAACGCCGCATGGTGGAAGGCTAATCACATGGCCATGCCAATCATCAGCACACTAACCGTTCCCTATCCCCGCGCGGAGTCAGCCGCGCGGGCTCAATTCATCCTTTTTGATAGCGGCTCGGATATGGCCGCATGGGCGCTGGAAAACGGCACCTATCGCGAGGAAAATGCCGTTGGTGGATGGTCTGACGTTTCGGGCAAGCAAGCTTGCGAATATGCCCTAAACGGCAATCTCGATGCGGCGCGCGAGTCCGACGAAATGCTCTCTCGGTTTGAGGCTTTCGCTCCCATGCGCGCATCATGGGAGGTTATCGACTCGGTTATCGGCGCTTCTCCCAATATCCCGCACTATATCGCGAGCAACCCTATGAACATGCGCTTGCGCCATCGCACGGTCAGAGAAACCGCGCCGCTAGCTGTCATTGTGGATAGCACGTCTAGCGGCGGTATTGACGCGAGCATGATCAATAAGCGCGGCTCGGCCATTCTCGCCTTTGTGCGTGCTTTGTCTGCCCGTCGCCCGGTAGAGTTATGGGTGTTTGCCGGGCAAAGCGGCTTGGCTGGTGAGCCTTACGGCAAAAGCGCAACCTTTACCGGCCATCGTGTTGAAACCTCGCCTATGGACCTTTCCCATGCTGCGCCGTGCATCGCATCCGCCGCATGGTCACGCGAGGTAGGTTACAAAATTTGTACGCACCATGGTTCCGGCGGCGCGTGGCCATTTTCTAAATCCAGCCCACTGACTCAAGACGAGATGGAACGAGTCATGGCCGTTGCCCTGCCTCACATTTCGGAAACGCTTTGCATCCCGGGGATATTCCTCAACGATGAATTGATCACCGATCCTGCAAAATGGATTGAACGCAATTTGGCGCGCTACTCCGGGCAGGAGTCCTAGCCATGCACGAACAATTCCTAGGCCTTCAATCCATCCCTGAAATCCGCGCCTTACAGCCAAAGGCGCGGGACTATATCGAGCTATGCGACTGGCCCGGCTTTGTTGCCCATGCGCGCAATGTTGGTATGGGTGCCTTTGCAAACCGCCTGGAAACGGGCGACGAGATAGTAGGCCAAGCCATTGACGAAAGAGCTAGCGCCATTGAAGCCGGACTCTTGCTCACAACGGGCCTAGTCGCACGAAATAGTGTCTGTGGTGCCTGCCCGAATGTGCCCGCGTACATCATGGGCAATCCATACAATATGCGCGATAGACGCCGCGACAAAACCGGAAGAGGCCCGCTAGCTCTCTTTATCGAAATGACCGGGAGCGGCAGGTTAGACCATGATGAAATGATTGAACGCGGCGCAGCGCTTTATGCGATGGTCCGCGCCTTGGCGCTCTTTCGTCCGTTGGAATTGTGGATAACCACAACCTACGGAACGACTGGCATGATGTGTCAGACCGCCATTCGCGTGGAGACGAATCCACTAGACCTAGCCCGCGCGGCCATGGTGCTAACCTCTTACAACGATATCGCTGCAACGGGCTCCATCACAACCACGCGCATGAAGAATTGGCGCGATGTTCGCTGTTCTATGCTCGGTTGGGCTTATGGCGTTGATAGCCTAGAGCGCAAGTATGCTGGCGAGATACTAGGCCGCATGATTTCGCCCGGCTCACAAATCGCCTATCTGCCCGCAGGCCTATTAGGCACGGATAATTTCTCCGACCCTGAGGGGTGGATTCGCAAGATGCTACGCGAATACTCGCCCTATCTGCTGAGCGGGGATGACCGCGAAGATACCGAAACGGGAGACTAAACCATGCTGACAAATACCGAACTCGCGAACCTTCTGGCCAAGGCGGCCGTCGCGCTGCAATGTCCGGAGGGGCACAAGCCAAGAGACATCGACTCCATTATCGCTGACTTGATTGTCGAAGCCAGCGTTAGGAAGGAGCATTAGTCATGCGTGATAGTGAATGGATTGTGCCCCAATATCTTTGGCCATTCACCTTTGAGGAATTCATGGTCCATTGTGAATGGTTCTATGGCCTCAAAGGATATGTGTGCATCGGGATCGCTGAATTTTAATGGGAGAGCTAACATGAAATCACTTGAACAAATGGTGCGCGAGAATGCCGAGTTTGCGGCCAGTACCTTTAAGGATACTGGATCGCTGACTCCCATGTGGATCGCGGAATGCGAGAACGGGGATATCCTCCCCATTGTCGCGCCCATGACCGACAAGGATAAGATCATCGCCGCAGTCAAAGCGCTGTTTCGAGAACACAAGGTCAAGCGCTATGTCTTTATGTGCGAGGCCTGGACGATTGTAGGCAAGTCATTGGATGAGGCTCGTAATCGCACTACATCGTTAGAACATCATCCTAATAGGCGCGAGATCATCATGGTGAGCGGCGAAGATGGCAAGCAAACCATTATGGGTCATATGTTTATTCTTCGGCCCGAACACGGCAAGCCCACCGTCTCGCCATTTACCATTCAAACAATGGACCGGGCGGAAGGGCGCATGACTGGCCTCTTGCCTGAAAAGAGTTAGGCCCATGCCTACTTGGCTGGAGCGCAAGAAACAGCGCCAAGAATATTACGAGAAACATATACGAGGCTGGAAACAGCGACCGTGTTCCGCTTGTAGCGGGAGCGGTTATTACGACGCCAATGGATGCCCCAAATGCGGATCGTGCAATGGGACAGGCCGCGAGCGTTATAAACTTGAGGCCTCTTGCCAACCTGATCCATAATGCCATGTGAGACAAAACGGGAGAGAGCTATGGCAAAATATCTTGTGCGTATTGAGTGGTCTCAGACCGACCAATCGAATGTGCTGGTCACAGCTAAAGACAGCGAAGAGGCCAAAAAGAAAGCCATGGCTGGCTCCAATGCCTTGTTCGCCTCTGCGGTTCACAAAGTCGATATCGATAAGACCTGAGCCATGCGCCGCAAGAAATTACCCCCTGACACAAGGCCGAAGTGGGATGATCCTGACTTGCCGGTTCATGACCAGTTTGGAAAACCTCACAAGCCGGAAGTCATTTCAGTTGGGTGCTCTCTACGGTACGCCTTCGATGGCTCAGCGTTACCGGAGAAGTATGACAACATAAAGAGATGGCATGAGGACCCTAGTTATTTCTGGGCTAAACGGGAGAGAAAAGATGGATAAATGGATTGTGGATCAATTCGATCGGGCCGGTATCTGGGCACAGAAGCGCGGCTGGCTCCTGACTGACATCAGGATGCATGTGGGCGGCCTTACGTTTGCAGTCACGGTCTCATCGACTTGGGTGCAAAAGAATTATTGGCTGATGCCTCTCGTGCTCGCTGTGTGGGGCGGTCACTTCATTTGGGCGCTCAATCGCGCGAGGTGGTATCGCGACTATCCATCCAATATCAAAATGATGCAGCGGCTTAATGCCGAGGCTGTACGAGAGCGCGAAACGGGCATGGTCTTCCGCCTCATGTTCATTGGTCTTTGGGTCACGCTGATGCCGGTGAATGTCTATGATGCGCTGTATAAGACCAGCGTGGCTATCGAGATATTGGACAATCTAGCCACGTTTGTTCCCATGTGCCTACTCTACGTTTTCACCATGATCCATCTTGGACCGGGTGAATTTGCCAAGCAAAAACAAGAGACTACGAGCGGACAAGAAATCTTTAGTCCGAACACTTGACACGAATTGGGTTACACGCATATACAGACCACGCAACTGCACTGCATGAAACGGGAGAAACATCATGCAAGCTTACCATATCGATCCTGTCGCCAAGACCATCAATGTGGTGTCCCTGCTGGGCTCACCGGCCAATCTGGCCACCATGCTCAATATCGACGTGCGCAATCTGGCTGGATCGGCCCTGAATGAGGGTCCGACTCCGGACGTGCTCTTTGTCGCTGACAAGGTGGTCAAGGGCCTGGGCAGTTTCTTCATGATCAACGGCCTGCCCGTTCCGGTCCATGGTGATGCCTATATCGTTGGCGTTCACGATGCCTTGGAGGGCCATGATGTGGGCGTCGGTCAGGGTGCCGAGACCCCGACCGTGAGTCTGGAGTGGGTGCGCTCCAATCTGATCTGGCTGCGCCCGGCTCCGGACAAGTCTCATGAAGGCATGCTCGCTTTCGAGGCCTGCGATGTGTCACCTGCGACCGTGGCCAACGTGCTGCGTGGTATGCAGGCCATGCAGGAGAAGGGCGATGTGCGCGTGACGGGCGGCATGGGTCCGCTGGACTCTGTGGACCCGACCGAAAAAGTCGATCTGTCTGATGTCATCAAGGCCGTCACCACGCATCTGCATTGAGCGTATGGCAAACTTAATGGGGCGAGAATGCCCCATCCTTTTTGCTCTGACAGGAGAGGTGACCGAACAATGGCAAAGAAAATCGAATGCAATTCGGAAATCGGCATCACGATTGGGCTTATTGACGCGATTATAACCACGGCTCGCGTTTTGCGGACGCGCATGGACTTCAACGCAATGATTTGCGGCGAAAATGGTGACGAGCACCAGCCGGTGCGCGAGGCGCTGAAAGACTTGGCCGGATGCACAGAGGTTCGAGAACTGATCGGGCTTCACGACGCCGAAGCAATGCGGATCATCCACGACGCCGCAGAATTGATGAGGAAGCCCGCAGGGACGGTGAGGTCACCGCCGTGAAGCATGATCGACGTTGGGGTGTCGTTTTTGACCGTGATGATGGTCCGAGGCTGCATGAAATTCCGGTCGGCTGCTTTGCTCTCTGGCACCCAGTGACGCGCCGTTGGTACATCATGTGGCCAGTTGAGCGGTGATGCGCCCTCTCTGAACAGTTCACTAACGGGAGAATGGAATATGGATAAGTCGATCAATATGGCTGATGATCATGGCTTCTCGCAGCGTCTGGAGAAGGTCATGCATGGTGGCGAGTTGCTGGCCATGATGGGTATGGCCACCTGTGTGGGCGATAAGGGTGCTGGTCCCAAGGCGCTGGTGCTGGGCATCACCGCAGTCGCTGGCTCGCTCAGTGTCCTGGCCGACTTCCTCACCAAAAAAGATGATCAGACCACCGATGATCATCTGTTGCTGGCTGCGCTGCTGGTTGCGAGCGCCATCAGCTATGGCAAGGACCCCAGCGATCCGTCCAAGCAGGGCGTGCTGGTCAATTATCTGCCGACCACCATTGTGGATGCGATGACCGCGATGGAGAAGCTGACCGGCATCAAGATGGACAGCCAAGTCCATGACAATCTCGCCAAGGCTGGCCGCGAGGTTGCGGCGGAGGCTGGCGATCCGCTCAAGTCCTTTATGGATGCGAGGGCTGCGAACAGCAAGCCTGCGTAACCCATTGGGCCGTCCGAGAGGCTTTGTCAGGTCCGCATAGCGGAGAGGCCAGAGTAGCCGACTGGCACGGTCCACCATCTTTTATCGAGTTCTGAACTGCCAAACGGGAGAAAACCATGGCATCGGCTGCGAATGCACCTATCCTGAAAGCTGCTGTTTCCGAGGCGAAAGCAGCCATTTCCGCTGCGGCTCCGAAGAAGGAGTCCGTATGGGACAAGCTGGACGTTCCGATCCAGTATGCTGGCCGGGCTATTACCCTGCCCGCAGAGCCCGCCAATATGCCCCTGGAGCGCGCAATCGATGCGCTGGTGCAGAAGGCCAAGGACGAGCTTCAAATCTTCACAGTGGCCGAGTTCTTCGACGCCCATCCTCATGATGCCTGCGTGGCGGTGGTCAAGGCCATGACCAAGCTCTATGGCTGGGTCTCGCCGCAAACGACGCCCACATTCTTTGGGCCGAAGCCGCCACGCATGATGAGCATCAAGACCGGCCATCGCGATACCGATGTGGTGCAGTGTCCCATGGGCGAGTTCAAGCTGCCGGGCCTGGACGAGAATATCCACACCCGCTTCCACGCCACGGACAAGGGCATGCAGTTCCTGATCCATGGCGACATCAAGAAGCGCGACAAGCACATCGTTCTGGAGCTTGCCACGCTGGCCCGCGAGTATCTGCGCACCGAGTCGATCTACCGGGGCAAGCCGATCCGCATGTCCGTGGACGAGGACGGCAATCTGGATATGGACAGCCCGCCCACATTCATGGACGTGTCGGATATCTCCGAGGAGGACGTGCTTCTCGATCCGGATATCTTCCATCAGATCGATACCAATATCCTGGTGCCGATCAAGAACACGGCCGCCTGTCGCCAGCATCGCATTCCGCTCAAGCGCGGCGTGTTGCTGGAGGGCCAGTACGGCACCGGCAAGTCACTGACCGCCAAGCTCACAGCGCGTGTCTGCGAGCTTAATGGATGGACCTTTGTCCTGCTGGACAAGGTGCAGGGCCTGCGGGCGGCGCTGGAATTCGCCAATCGCTATGCACCGGCCGTGGTGTTCGCGGAGGACATCGACCGCGTGGCTGAGAAGCGCGACGAGGAGGCCAATGACCTGATCAACACCATCGACGGCGTGGTGTCGAAGCGTTCGGAAATCATGACTGTGCTGACCACGAACTTTGTGGAGAAGCTCAATCCTGTGATCCTGCGTCCGGGCCGACTCGATGCGGTGATCACGCTGCGGGCTCCGAATGCCGAGACGGCACAGCGGCTTCTTCGGCACTATGCCGGGGACTTGCTGGCCACAGGCGAGAACCTGAAAGAGGTCGGCATTGAACTGGATGGCCAGATTCCGGCTTCCATCCGGGAATGTGTCGAGCGTGCCAAGCTGGGCATGATCGGACGTGGTGCGGACAAGCTCAATCAGCTTGATTTGGTCATCGCGGCCAAGACCATGAAGAACCATCTGGCGCTCCTCAATCGCAAGTCGGCCGAGGAGACCATCGAGCAGACTCTGGCGCGCTCTCTCAAGGGCGTCATCCAGAATGGATCGGGGGAGAGGATTGAGGCCATCAAGACCCGCGTGGATGAAATCCACGACATTGTGTCGTAAGGGCTCCCGCTCGCTAGGGCGGTAGCGAGACTAGAAGCTGGAGGGACTTCCCCTCCCTCCAGCGCCGCCCATAATCTTTATGGATGATCAAACGGGAGAATGATCATGACTAACATCATCGCCTCTGGCTGCATGCTCTTCATCTTGAGCGTAGGCCTGTTCACGCTGCCGCTCAAGCCATCGCAGCCGCAGCACACGGCATGCTATATGCCGCTTGACAGGTAGCCACAACTAACCCATATCGGGCCACGGGAGAGGTCTCATGTCATTCATGGATTTGAAAAAAGGCGATACGGTTATCCGCCGTATGGGCAAGGATGGCCCTTCCATGAAGATGACAGTCCAGGACGTTGGTGAAGAGCGAATGATTTGCTCTGCTCCCGGGACCGAGGACTGGCCCTTGAATGAAATGTGGACCTTTGACCGGGAGACCGGCGTCGAGGAAGACGAAGAGCTTGGGTGGGGCCGTAAATTCGGCGTCACCGGAACCTATCTGGAACGGGAGAACTGACTATGGCTAAGGATGCACTGACGGATTGCAAAGAGGCGCTGGCTGAGGCCATGGCTGAAATGGAGCGCATTGGCTCCGCCAGCCTGAGCTACGGGATCGTTATCGCCAAGGAAGCACCGAACAAGCTGTTCCTCAATATGGACGGCAAGACTGTCTCGGTCGCTGACACCAAGAAGCACAAGCCGGGCGATGCGGTGCTGGTTCACCCCATGACCGGGCAGATCATCTGTGGTGCATCCAAGCTGCCGATTGGGCTTCCTGCCGTTGTCTCGCGTGTTTCCGAGCATGGCCTGGAAATCGGTGGCGAGGGCGGCTCCCGCTTTGTCGCCAACACGGTCCAGGGCGTGGCCAAGGGCGACCGGGTGCTGGTGGACCACACCCAGTCCATTGCGCTGGCGCTGATCGAGAAGGCTCCCAAGCCTGCCTTTGCGCCGACTGTGGCCACGGTGACGTGGGATCAGATCGGCGGCCAGGAGGAGGCCAAGCGGCTGCTGCGTGAGGCTGTGGAGCTTCCGCGTGAACATGCCGAACTGTTCAAGCGCTTCGGCAAAAAGGGCGGCAAGGGCATTCTGCTGCTGGGCCCACCTGGATGCGGCAAAACATTACTGGCGCGGGCTGTGGCCACGTCTGTGGGCGCGGACAAGGGCGGCTTCCTCACCATCAAGGGCCCGGAAGTTCTGGACCCGTATGTGGGCGTCACCGAGCAGACCATCCGCGCCATCTTCCGGCAGGCCCGCGAGTACAAGGCCACCCATAATCGGGAGGCGGTGATCTTCGTGGACGAGGCTGAGAGCCTGCTGGCCAAGCGCGGCATGCACGGCAACTACATGGGTCAGACCGTCGTGCCGACCTTCCTCACCGAGATGGACGGCCTGGAGGAGTCCTGCGCCATTGTGGTGCTGGCATCCAACCGGGCTGACATTCTGGACCCGGCGATCCTGCGCGACGGCCGCGTGGACCACAAGATCGAGGTCAGCCGCCCAAACATGGAGGAGGCCGCCAACATCTTCCAGATTTACCTGTCGAGCCTTCCCACGCAGTCGGTGCATTCCAAGCGTGTGCTGGCTGAGCAGGCGGCGGAAGTCCTCTACTCGGTCCACAACAAGCACCTGCCGCACTCGGGCGCGATGATCGAGGGCATTGTGGACAAGGCGTCCACGCTCGCCATCCGCCGCTCCATTGCACAGCGCAAGAAGGACGGCGCGATCAGTCAGGATGATCTTCTGAGCGCCATCGAGCAGGTGCGGCGGCAGGAAGCCAGCATTAAAACTGGAGCGATGCAATGAGCGATCTTGAGCTTACCGGCAACTTCCTCGATGCCAAGACTCTGGACCTCAATGAGGATCAGTATTGCGGCCTCATGAAAACACTGGCGCTTCTCGAAAGTGGAGCGCTGGATCATGAGAACGAATACATATCAGAGTTCAATATGCAGAAATGGAGTGGGCGCTGCGGAACAGCGTGCTGTATCGGAGGAACAGCTACCGCTGTCATGGGAAAGGGCAACCTGTATGGCAATACAGGTTTGAGCAACACTATTTATCAAGCCATTCTAGGGCGCGATCCGCCGTGGGTCTCACAGAATGATGTTCCGGAGGAACTATCCAAGGTATTTTATCCGGGATCGGATGCGCAGAGATTTAGTGGTCCGTCCAATAATCATCCTGGGTGGAATGCAACGACAAAGGAGGCGGCACAGGTGCTGCGCCATTACATGGAAACCGGAAAGGGCGACTGGGATATCCCCTACCGCAAGTGATCCATAATCCTATGTGAGCAGTCTAGACGGGAGAACAATCATGTTGAAGCAGAAGCAAGGTGGAGCACCAGATTCCGAGCAGAAGGATCAGTCCAAGATCACGGACGATCCGAAGCTCAAGGACGCGGCCAGCAAAGCCAAAGACGTGCTCGCCAAGCTGGACGAGGCCACGAAGAAGAAGCGCGGGCACTACCACGAATGTTGCGGCGTTCGGGTGTGGGTGGAGGATTAATATGGCCATTGGCGTACAGGGCTGCGAGGCAGTCAAGGAAGACTACATCATTGTCGTGCGTAACGGCCATGTCTCCTATTCTGGAACAGTCGGGCCCAATGTTGTTGGCAACGTCAAGGAGGGCGATCTTGTGCTTTTGCATCCAATCAAAGCAAAAGACCTGGAAGCCTTCATAAAGAACCTCAAACTCCAATGACCGATCAAGTCATCACCCTCTGCCTCATGGCGATAGCATCAGGGACCTTGGCCCTGGTGCTGACCGCCAGTCAGATCACGCGGCCACTGCGGCATCAGTTTATCGATGCGCCGTACATGCTGGGCGAACTGATCAACTGTCCGTACTGCATGGCATTCTGGACCGGACTTCCCCTTAATAAGGGATTTTGGGTTTCGTATTCGGGGCTGAACAGCATTGTTAGTTATTTCGCAATCGTTGGCCTGTCCCATCTCTTTATCGGCATCGTACTGCGACTGTTTCTGTTCCGCGAGAGCGAGAACGAAGAGCTACGCGAGATGCTGCGTGAGTCACGCGAGACGATCAACGACCTGTTGGAGGAGCAAAATGGCAAAGCGAAAGACTGAACCGAAGAAAGACGACGAGGCTCTCTGTCTCTTGGTGAAGGCCAAGAAGATTGTGGAGGATCGGTGGATCAGAGGTCACTTCGAATATGACGGCAAAGTCTGTGCGCTTGGAGCCATCGGCCAAGCCTTCGATGGGAATGCTCATTTGTTGGACGGCACGAATTCGGTGGATTCGTTTGGAGCGCCATTCACGGCCGCAGAAGAGTTAGCCTCTGTCATCCGCGTCAAAACATCTGATGGGATTTTTGAGCCTGGAGAATCCTTGGATAAAATTCCGACATGGAATGATACCAGCACGCGAAAACGCAGCCAAGTCGTGGCCGCCTTCGACCGGGCCATCAAGAAGCGCATCAAGAAGATCGAGGCGGGGAAGGAAGGTGTGAAATGATTGTCGAGCGCACAATTCGCGTTCATTCTATCGGACGCGATATCGCCAAGATTATGGATCGAGAAGGGGTCAAGCCGCCTCTGAATTTTCAAGCGTGGCACGATATCCATGCCATTATCTATGCTGCCCTCCTTGAGGAGCACGAAGCAACGCTGGATGCCGAAGCACAGAATGTGGAGGAGATATAGTTGATAGAATGGCCGAAGGGCAAGTTCGGCGCGATCCTGGCTGATCCACCATGGACTTTCGTTTCGTGGTCTCCAGAGAACCAGGATCGCAAGGCTCCATATGACTTAATGGACCGGGAGGCGATCAAAGCGCTTCCGGTTCAAGACTTGGCTGCTGACGACTGCGTGCTCTTTTTATGGATATGCTGGCCACAACTGATCGAGGCTATCGAGCTTATCGAGCATTGGGGTTTCACCTACAAAACCTGCGCCTTCTCATGGATCAAGGCCGATGCCAAGCAAGTCGAAATGTTCCGAGACGATGTGGACGTACAAGTTGGCCTTGGATACTGGACACGGGCCAACAGTGAGGTGTGTTTGCTGGCCACAAGAGGCAATCCAAAAAGGATCAACGCTGACGTGAGGCAAGCCATCATCGAGCCAAGGCGCGAGCACAGTCGTAAGCCAGAAATAATTTACGAAAGAATAGAAAGATTAGTCGATGGGCCATATCTTGAATTATTTGCTAGACAACAGCATCCCGGATGGATTGCATGGGGTAATCAAACTGAAAAATTCAAATCAGCCCTTGTGGGGGCAGACAATAACTAATTTCTACGCTTGAAACAAGTCATGCGATTGGTTTTGGCTGATGGACATCCACAACAACTGGCATCCAGACTGGTCTGATCCACGCAAGGGCTAGCGGCTTTACGAGCGCCACGACTCGGCGCAGTGTTTGCCATCACGTCGGTCGAGGGGATCACCAACATGCCAAGCTACGAATCCGCCTTCTGGGCGATGAAGGGCGATGCGCTCACGCGAGGGATCAATCCAGCCCGCATGGGGCAATTGGCCAAGGCCTGCAACGACTTCAACAAGGCCACGGAACTGCTCAAGCAAATACTCAAGTCAAAAAATCCATCTACCTATCTGGGCGCGGTGCTTAAGAATCTCAGAGATGAGGTCGCCGCGCCCTTTTCTATGCGCGCTGAAGAACCTGAGATTGCCTTGGATGCGAGACTACGTGGATGGCCAGTGAGAAAAACATCATTGACCGATGGGAGCCCTGCGTGGTGGATTTGCGGCACACTTTACAATCGTGATGGTATTGACGTTGGCGCATGAAGACGCTGACTGAGCTTGGCATCAAAATAGATGAAGGCCGGGCTGGCACACAGCGCGTGCTCTGTCCTGAATGCAGTCACAACCGTAAGAAAAAGCACGATAGGTGTTTGAGCGTAACGCGAGATGATCGCGGTTTCCTGTATTCGTGTTGGCATTGTGGGTTTAGTGGAGGAGTTCTTGACGGGGATCAGCGACGAAGCAGCAGCATGGGCTCAAGCTCGCGGTCTCAGCCGTCAGACTTTGGAGCTTCTGCCCGTAGGCTCCGGGTCGGTATTCTTTCCAGGTCTTAGCGCTAAATCCAAGGCCATCTTTTTTCGTTACGCCAAGGGCTGGAAGGCCAGGGCCTTTCCCGAGAAGGCCTTTGTGGCAGGTGGCAACTTCGAGCCGTCGTTCTGGAATCTCGAAGCTGTTCTTCAGGCTGCTCCCAGCACGGTCTACATTACCGAGGGCGAGCTAGACGCAGCGGCTCTGGTCGAGGCCGGGATATCGGCCGCGCAGGTTATCTCGGTTCCTACCGGGGCCAAGATGAAGGCCGCTGAAGACCCTCACGCCCAGCGTGGTTATGGATACGTTCTGGATGCCCTGAAGGCAGGGCTCGCGAAGACCAAGCGCTTTGTCTGGTGTGGGGATATGGATGAGCCTGGACTGGCGCTCCGGGCTGACATGGTGCGCCTGCTGGGGGCTGCTCGCTTCATGTTCCTGACCTGGACCGAGGGCTGCAACGATGCCAATGCCATGCTGCTTAAGGCTGGCCCTGAGGCGCTCCACGAGCTTTTGACCCAGGGCGGCACCTTGTGGCCCCAGGAGGGCCTGTACAAGCTCTCAGAGCTACCCGAACCACCGCCCCTGACCATCTGGACGCCCAGCATCCCAGGATTTGAGGGAAAGGTGCATCTGGCACCCCGGACCCTCTCGGTCGTTACAGGCCATCCAGGGCACGGGAAAACGGCTGTGTGGGGCCAAATCTGGCAGGACCTGTGCTGGCGCTACAATCTGGTTTGCTGCACCGCCTCCTTCGAGACCCGGCCGAGACCTCACCTGCGGCGTCAAATCCGCTCCCTCATATCGGGTAAGCTCGAATACGACATGACCGAGGAGGAAAAGAATATCGCTGATCGGTGGATCGAGGAGCACTATATGTTTCTGGTCCACAATGATCAGAGACCCACGCTGGACTGGTTCCTGGAGTGCGCTGAGACTGCCGTGGTGCGTCATGGTGCCAGGATCATCCAGCTAGACCCCTGGAACAGGATCGAGGCCATGAGGCAGCGGGATGAGCGTGAGGATGAGTACGTGCTGCGCTGCCTGCGCGCCCTCCACGTCTTTGCCCAGGACATGGACTGCCACGTCCAGGTGCTGGCCCATCCCGCTAAAATGGATAGTGGACGCCGGGGCCAGCCGCCAACCTTGGAAGACATCTCGGGGGCCAAGCACTGGGACAATGTGGTGGATCAGGGCTTCTCGATCCACCGGCCGCAGATGTATGAGGGAACAGAGCGCAAGACTGAGACCGCCTTTTATCACCGGAAGGCCCGCTTTGAGGAGCTA